TTTTCAAGAACGATGAATAGACGGCGAACGTTGATACGGTCGAATGCGCTTGGCTTAGCAAGAAGTGTCTTATCACCATAAAGTAGTGTGCCTTCGCCTGGGAAGGTAGCTACTGGGTTAACACCGTTCTTGTAAAGTGTGTCGCGCTCTGTCTGATTTGGAGCCCAAACCAGCTTAACAACATTCTTGATCTGGCCGCGATTGAAGCCAGCTGGTGACCACCAAGCATCGTTGGTTGTGTCTGTGCGGGCGCAAAGACCAGCTGTATCCGCGTTTAGAGGAACGTTGATGTAACGATCATTATAGCGGTCGTATTGGCGCTTCCAACCAGAATCCATAACAGCGTATGAGGTATTACGATTGATATCTTCTTGACGATATGCTACAACATCCGCAGCTTCGTTACCAGCGTTGTTATAAACCGCAGCAAGAGGAGGCGATAGGAAGACAACGCAATCTAGACGAGCTAGAGCAACGTTGTCGATTACGTGAGTGCATACGGCCGCGCTATGAGCGCCAGTTAGAATAAGAGAAATATCAACAATTTCCTTATTCGCAAATAGCGAGTAAGCATCTTCAATATTACCATCTGTAGGGGCAGCATCGGCGCCGCCGGTTAGAGTCACGGCAATTGGATCTTGGCCTGTTGATTGTCCATCTTGTTCTGTGCCGTCAAATGCGGTTGCTGATGGCGCACCCCAGTTTCTACCTTCTGGGTGATCCATCCACCAGACATATTGTGACTGTTGGTTAAGAACTTCCTTGTAGTAGTTGTTTGTACCATCAGCCAACTTGTTACCAAACTGCTTAGAAGCAAATGCAAAAGTTTCAACTACAGTGTTGGCAGCACCAGTGAAACGACCGAGTGTATCGATAATTACGATATGAACTTCGTCATTTGAGCAGCCTGCCGTAGAAGCCTGAGAGCTTGTACCCGGAGCGCCATCGAAGTATCCGGCATAATTCCACCCAGTATATGAAGTTGCGTCGGCAATTTCGATGCGAATGCTGTTGCCATAGAGACCTGGATACTTAGCGGCCGCTATACCAAAGTCATTGTCGTTACCGGCTGAATGGGTTGCCTCATATTCGTCGCGATTGCGAATGAGAACATCTCCGCCACCATGCGTGGCATTAAGTGCGCTAGTACCGACCGCACGAACCAGTTGTAGGTTGTTGCCATAGCCTAGAAAGTTGGCCGCAGTGAACCAATCGTATGATACTAGGGGTAGACCAAAATACTTGCGAAGTTCATTTTCAGAACCTACGGTGAAAATTTCAGACGCAGGACCCCAGCTAAAGTGACCAACATACGCACCTGCCGAAGTGGATACGGCTGGGATAACGTTTGTTAGATCCTTCTCAGTTACTAGAACACCTGGCGATAATTGAAAAGCCATATTCTTCTCCTCGTTGTAAACTAGACAATATTCATTTGTCGTTTTTATGTTTTTATTTATAAAATGTGAAAGTTACAGTAGCCAACCTCCACGACGAGGCACATCTTCATCCTGTGATACTCTCCATAGATCGCCATTCGAAACGAAATAGTCTTCTTGGAATCCATTATTTATTGCACCGAATGGCGTCAATTCATCTTCGATTTGATTCATTTGATCTTTATACATTCGCTCTCTAATATCCACATTCGTCATATCTTTGAAGTATGGATTACTGGTAAGCCACGCAAATAGAACCAAACTCATTACAAGGTCATCAAAGTATCCCTCGTCTGCCATCCAAGTTCCTTGCTTTTCAATAAAAGTAGAAAACTCGGAGATAGTTTCAGCATCAAATACCAAAAGTTTTTGTTCTTCAAGTAGAGATTTAAGAGCAAAACAACCCTGTCTCTTTACTTGCTTAGTCATTCTAACGCCACGGTGCGTCTTATTACCGAAACCTGGGGAAACATATTGCTTCAATGCTTGTTTCACCGTGCTTAGAATGTTCTCATACTCTAGTTCCATATGAAGGATATCAGCCACCTGCTGGCCAATATCGTTCGTTTCGACTAGAATATGCGCTTTATTATAATCGTTACCCACCTTAGCAATGATGTTCGGAAACAACATTGGGGCAATCTTGTTGTCACGATACTTGGCTACCAGCCTGTATGGTGCTTCGGTAACATCAAGAACCGTGAATGCCGAATAGTCACCCCCTACACCTCTTGCCGTGTCAACACCCATGGCATAGATATGTCCATCGATTGGTTCTTCGTAAATATCTAGTCCATCCTTGGAGTGAATAGGATCAACGGAACTCATTGCACCCAGCGTTTTCGCTGCAATAAGAGTGTTACTTGAACCGAGAAATTCACATAGAACTTCCTGGTTGAACTTTAGTTCGCCCAGTAGGCGTAGCTGTTCTTCTGCCCACGCTTCGTCTCTACCAGGAATACGATCATATGGAATGAACATTGGCTCGAAGCCATTGTGACCCTTCTCTGCTTCGTTCCAGAACTTCCAGAAGTGATTGTAACCCAGTGGTGTAGAAGTCAAAAGAATCTTTGTTGTCTGACCCGCCGAAATTGTAGGATAAACCGAAGCGAAGAACTGTTCTGCGACGGTGTTTGGAATGATTGCGGCTTCGTCAATGTATAGCCAGTTAACAGACTTACCACGAATACCAGATGCAGTTGTAGCAGCGGTGAAAATCTTTGACCCGTTTTCAAGTTCCACGTCACCCTTGTTCCATGTCTTTACGCCCTGTTGCATCCACAGAGGCAAGTTTTCATACATGCCCTGATAACGAGACATAACTTCTCTAGCAGCCGCTGTCTTGTTGGCCATGATAGCCACAGTTTTAGATTCTTGGAACAAAGTGTACCAGAGAATACAAGCAGCCGAAGTAATCGTCTTACCCTGCTGGCGTCCTTCCATCAGTATTGCTTTACGATTGTTTAGAATGTGAAGGACTTTTTCCTTCTGACAATCATATAACTTGAACAGTTGAAGACCATGGTCAAGAGTGACAATGTAGCAATAGTTCTCAATAAAATAAATGGGATCGTCCTGGCACTTTTCAATTTCTGCCAGTTGCTCTAATGTAAAATTGTGTTTGTGACCAGCAGGCTTTAAGTTAATATTACCGTGGTATGAGGATTCCTCACTCATGATCTATGACTTTTGCTTTCTCTGCTTTCAATGCTTTAAGTAAGTCGGACGTAGAACCCGAAAAGATTATATTGTTCTGTGTGTCGATATTCTGTTTCTTAGGCTCTTCTTCACGGAGCTTCTTCTTCTTAGACTGTAAATCCAGAAGGTCTTTTGCTGCATCACCCGTCGTCTTGATCAACTGACCGACAACTTCATATGCGCGAGGACTATCACTGGCAAGTGCCACATTCAACATGCCCTGTAGGGCTTGTTCGCTCTTACCAATAAGTTCGTTAAGTTTCTTACGAGCTACCTGATAGTCGTCCTCGATATCATCTCCAGTAGAAACGATCTCTGGCAACGAAGGCTCTTCGACCGCCGCGGGAAGTTGCTCTTTTTGTCCAAGAACTTCATCCATATGTGTGCCAAAAATGGCATCTAATTTATCGTATTGATTATTCGAAGTTTTCATCAAATTGCTCCACGTAACTCCAATCATCTAGATAGGATGCATCATCTGGTGTATAGGTTGCTTGATATTTAATTTTCTCTAGTGTATCCGAGCTTGGATTAATATTCGCATATGTATTAGCAATCGCAGTTTTGATATAGCCCTGTTGATCGACGGGACCATAGAAGTTCAATCCAAGAGTAAAGTTCAAATTCCAAATAATAGACTGTCTTTGGGTAAATTCGCCCTCGTAATTATCTTCGTAAGAGATACCATCCAGAATAATTTGCAAGTCTCTCTTAATTCCCATTTCTGGAATATCGGTGATTGTCACACAAAAATCTGGATTGAAGAAGGGTAAAATCTGTTCAATGATTTGTAGACCATCATCTTGATTTTTTGTCATAACAAATAAAGATATTGAGAGGGTATATGGAGTGCTAGTATATTGAATTCTTACTTTATTAGCATCATCGCCCACACCTACCGCTGTGTTCTTTTGTAAGATGGAAAGTTTTTGTTGAGGATTGAATTGCAATCCCGTAATCTCGAATCCAATTCTAGGTAGAGTAATAGCTACCGACGCAGGATCGTTACTAGGAACGGCTGCAACTCTTGCTAGAAACTTATCTTTTGGACCATATGCAAGAGGAACTCTGATAGATTGAGCTATTTCACCCGCAGAATTTTTGCGATGAATTGTAATTTGATTGAATATCGTACCGAAAGCAATGATAGCCTTGCGAATATGTTGGTGATAAAAATGTTGTTTCAGAAACATTATGCAGCCCTCACTTGAACTTCACCAAATGGATTAAATGCGGTAAAGTCTAGGAATCCAGCCGCTTCTTCTTCGAAATCATTTGTAGCATCTAGCGGATCAACATTAGTTGTTCCGCTAGTCTGTAGAATTATGGTAGAACCAGTGTTATCTAACACATAATCTCCATTCTCCATGATCAATTGCCAACCGAGTGTATCTTGAGTTTTACCATCTAGAATACTATCAATCTCATCTATACCGGTATTAATATTTTCCGAACTAAACTCAAATACTTGACATGACATTCTATATGTATAAATCTTACCTAACTGGTAAAAAGGATTTAGAAAATCTACATAACTAATCTGAAAAAACGTCTTTGTTTTTGGAAAGAAGAGTAGATCGCCTTCTGCTGGGCGTTCTGGTAGCTGTAGATTAGTTGCTTGTCTACCAACAGATTCTTCCCATCGGCGTCTAGCCACAACAAAGGTAGCATTCGATCTAAATTCAAATCCAAACTTAGTGAGTAGTTCGCCCTCACCCTCAAATCCCTCGGTATTCTCAAGATACATCTCTAAAGGATATGCCTGACTAAAATATGATAGGGGGTCTTCAAGTAGAATTGTATCTTTATTGGCTATCGTGCGCGGCAAATAGTAAACATCATGGCCGTAAATCTTCATGCTTTCGATAATCAGATCCTCCAACAAACGCTGTTCGTTTGTTGTACCAGATGTATTTCCCGATTGAAAGTAGAAGTTTGTTGGCATGATCTTAGCCTACCATAAAGTCTACAGGAAGTTCTGACTTTAGTTGCATCTCTTCTTCTATCTGTGTTATTTCTTGGACCGCTTCGTCATAGACTTGTTGTCCGTTCATCACGATCCCACCGGGTAGTTGCATACCACCAAACTTTTTCATGTTGTCACCCCATTGCTTTTTGATCAATGCGGTTGCATATTTCTTTAGAAACATGTCATTGTATACTTGTGTGTATGTGGTAGGATCAACAATACGATAGCATTCGACAATAATATAGTCGCCTGGATCAAATACATCTTCCCAGTTACAATGAATTTCTAATTTATCCGTCTTACGGTTATAAGCAAATGATCTATCGCCGACCAGTAACATGTCCAACATCGACAAATATTGTTTCATCTGTGTGTAGTAAATCATGTCGGCCGAAAGAAGATTATACATATCATTCATGCGGAACTGATAGATAACGTCAAACATATTGTTCGCGTTGTTCATACCAGAACTAGGACCGTTTACAGGTAGAACTCTGATTACACCGATAACAGAATCTGGGATAGATACGTATCCATTTTGGATATCACCGGCGGTATAGAAATTGGTAGTAGCTAAGGCTCTACTAAATCCTGAGTTTTGTCCGGTAACTGTTTCATTCGATACAAAGGTACCTGAAACTTTAGATACACTCAAAGTTGTGCCGCTAATAGATACCACTTTACAAGATGCACCAGACGTTGCGCCTATCAGAGTTTCTCCATCTTCAAACGAAGGTGCTGAAAGACCAGAAAATCTTAAAGTTGCACCCGTCACTTGATGGTGGAGATAAACCCTTTCCACGCCATCAAAATGATATTCCTGGAAATACTGTAAAGCATCATCGATGCGATCTTGAATTTGATCGTCATCAACGTTGATTTCGATTACTGGAAACCCGAGTCTACGTAAGCAGTAATCTATAAGTCCTTGTCTTGATGAAATTGCCATTTGTCTTCCTCTTTAGGACTATTTATTACCCGATGTATGCCACGGAAAAGTTATCATTGCTATCAAAACTTAATGTTCCGGCAGTAACAACTGCCTTTAGTGTATCGCCTACAGCAAGTTTAATAACGGTACTAACACCCGCGTGGTTCATTGAAGTATTGGTACCAAACTCCAACATACATGCGACTACGGTACTTCCACCTGATGTTTTTACAACATATGCTTGGTTAATACCAGAGTTGTTATTTGCGGCAGTTCTCATTACTAGATTAACTTGATATAATCCGGCAATAGGTGCAGTGAATACACCTGTTGACGTATTTAGAGCAGACCCCTGCTGGTAGTCTAGAGACCAGTGACTGCTTGTTATAGTGGTCGTAGCAGAAATTTGGCCGCCATTACCAATAACTCGAAATGCTGGACGATTGGGCATCTTTACTGAACCAGAAATTTCCATATTACCCGATTCATCAAGACTTGCAAGAACTGTGGTGTATGCACTATTGACGATTTCTAAGGTGCCAACACTAGTTAAGCGAAACCACTTATTTGGATTGGTAGCAGAACCATAACCATTAGCTACTTTTAAGAAGTCGTGGTATCCAGTGCCACCTTTACTATTATACCCACCGATCGTAACAGTTGACGTTGAACCTGTGCCAGTATAATTAAACGTAGCCAGACCACCTACTGTTACACCAGCAGTAGTAGTTAAGCTGTTAAAAGTAACATCGCTGTTAGTATTGGTATCTTGCATATTACCACTACTTACGGATGTTGTAATAGATCCGAAATCAGTGCCGAAATCGGCCGCTTCCGTGATCATTCCTAAAACAGTTGGAATATAATATGTTGTGGCAGTAGTATTGCCAGCGAGAGTTACAATTGTACCGTCAGATTTTTTAGAAAATAGTTTACCATCGGCCAGATTTACGGCAAGTTCTGCCGTTTGTAGCTGACCCGAAGTTGGAACCGCATTTACTGTCTCACTACTTTTTATCTGAATAGTTGTCATATTAGTTCAACAATGTTCCTGCGGAATCATAGATTGCCACTCTTGCGATTGAATACCATTGTGCGGTCGATGATGCCATGAATTGTATAGTTCCGTTCGGAGCTACCTGAATACCAGCATTAAGAGCCAAAGCATCAATATATGCAGAAGAAGCCGGGTAAATTGTAAGAACGTTTGCCCCCTTATTGACAACCGTGACACTACGACCCTGTGTTGCTGCCGGTAAAACAACTCCGGAAGATGCGGCAACTGTCGTGACAATATTATAATCTGCCGTTAGTGCTGTGCCCGTTCCCTGTGTAGTTCCGGCGGCAGATACACCAACGCCAGTATTCACAACAGAGCTATTCAAGGTTGGTGTTGTCAAAGTGGGACTTGTGCCGAATACCAGAGATCCCGAACCAGTTTCATCTGTCACCGCAGATGCTAAGTTAGAGGATGACGGTGTTGCGAGAAATGTTGCTACACCTGTTCCAAGTCCAGAAACACCGGTGCTTATAGGTAGTCCGGTGCAGTTTGTTAACGTGCCGCTACTTGGAGTACCAAGCGCGGGAGTTGTCATAGTAGGACTAGTCAGCGTTTTGTTTGTAAGTGTTTGTGTGCCAGATAGTGTAACAACCGTCGAATCTATAGCAATAGTTACCGCACTAGAGCCATTATATGATGTACCAGATAGACCCGTGCCAATTGTTAGAGCGTTCAGGTTACTACCCAGCGACACCCCTGAAATGGTTGAGTTTGCCAACTTCGCATTTGCAATCGAACCAGCCAGCATAGTGTTAGTTACTGTTCCGGTATCACCTGTTGTCACTACAGTTCCTGTAGTTGCGGGTAAAGTAATTGTGGTTGTGCCCGCAGTGGCACTGGCCAGAACGGTAGTGGTACCACTAGTAGAGCCATTGAATACTGCACCCGTACCGCCAATAGTAGGTAAGGTAAGAGTTTTATTAGTTAGGGTTTCAGAACCAGCAAGAGTTGCTACGGTACCAGTGGATGGAAGAGTTACCGAAGATCCCCCGGCCTGTGCAGTAAGTGTTACGTTTCCTGTTGCAATAGTTAATGTTCTACCACCATTATTTACGCCTGTACCACCATATGTAGAACTAATTAATGTGCCTTGCCAGGTTCCGGTTGCGATTGTTCCCACGGAGGTAAGTGAAGAGCTTGTTACACCTGATCCTAATGCCGAAGCCGATAGAACAGTAGTTCCATTAATTTCATATACCTTACCGGTAAGAAGGTTTAAATCTTCCGATGAAGTCCATGCACCAGTTGCACTAACCCAGTTGAAAGTCTTATCTGTTGCGCCCTTTAGAGTGATACCACCACCATCTGCGGTTATATTAGTAGGACTGGCTACAGAACCAAGTTCGATGTTCTTGTCATCTACCGTGATGGTAGTAGAATTCATTGTTGTGGTTGTGCCGTTAACAGTAAGATTACCCGTGACTGCAAGATCATTATTGATCGTTGTTGTGCCAGTGGATGCACCTAATGATAATGCTGTGGCTGCACCAAACGCATTTACAGTGGTTGCCGTTGTATTAAATACCGCAAATGTAGTTGATCCGGTTGCTACAGATGTCGTAAATGTAGGAGAGGTACCAAACACCAGGGACCCAGAACCGGTCTCATCTGTTATTGCTGTTGCTAGATTAGCACTGGACGGAGTAGCTAAGAATGTTGCTACGCCTGTTCCAAGTCCGCTAACCCCAGTAGAAATCGGAAGACCGGTGGCGTTCGTTAGAGTACCACTACTCGGAGTGCCAAGTGCGCCATTAAAGGCAACTACTGCACCTGCGGATCCGATATTTACGGCAAGGGCGGTTGCTACGCCGGTTCCAAGTCCAGAAACGCCTGTTGAAATAGGTAGGCCAGTAGCATTAGTAAGTGTGCCGGAAGACGGCGTTCCTAGTGCGCCATTAAATGTTACAAATGCACCTGCGGATCCAGTGTTGACTGCTAATGCTGTCGCCACGCCTGTTCCCAGACCGCTAACACCCGTGCTAACAGGAAGTCCTGTGCAATTTGTTAATGTGCCACTTGCGGGTGTTCCTAAGACAGGAGCTGTAAGTGTGGGTGAAGTCAGCGTTTTGTTTGTAAGCGTTTGCGTTGCTGCCAAACTCACAATTTCAAAGCCACCCGCCGTTGCGCCATCATGAACAACGAGAGTGTCTTTAGTTGTGTTTACGGTTATTTCACCTTCTGCGCCCGTGAAGGTGCTATGCTCTGCCGTAGTTCCTCTTCTGAATTGAACTCTTGTTGCCATTTCACTGCCTTATTTGTAGTCAGATAGTGGCAGAACATCTGCCTCTTCTTGTGATGTTGTTTTCGCTGCATCTTGTGCTTCAAGTTTGGCCGTCAATTCAGCAATCGTTTCATTAGCAATAGCTACTTGCGTCTTGAGCATAATAATCTCTAATGTAGCTGCTTTAGTTTGCTCCGCGAGATTTGCAATATATGTATTAATAAATTTAGTCTGATCCATAATATTCCTCACAGGTTAAGGAGAGGGATAAACCCTCTCCTTTTATTTATCAGTATGTTCCACCGCTGATAGTATTTGTCCAAGCTGGTGTGCCGTTGTTCGAATATAAGAAATAGCCATCTGTGCCAGCGGCAGTTACGCCGATTGCACTTGTGCCATTACCATATAGAATGCCATTTGCGGTCAATGAAGTCTTACCTGTACCACCATATGCTACACCAACCGCAGTACCTTGCCACACACCAGTTGCAATTGTACCAACGCTGGTAAGTGACGAGGCAGTAACCCCAGAACCTAGTGTAGTAGCATTAAGAACAGAAGAACCGTTAATACGGAATGCTTTACCAGATGCAAGTTCTAGGTTTTCCGAAGAAGTCCATGAAGTTGTTGCATTGATCCAGTTGAAGGTCTTGTCTGTGGCACCCTTTAGGGTGATACCACCGCCATCGGCTGTTGTATCAGTTGGAGTACCTACAGAACCAAGTTCAAGGTTCTTATCGTCAACAGAAATAGTTGTCGAGTTAACAGTTGTTGTGGTACCATTAACGGTCAGGTTACCAGAAACTGTAAGATCATTATTAACGGTTGTAGTACCACCATTAGAAGAACCGATGTTTACGTTGGTTGTCGAACCAGCTGCACCGCCCGTGGCAAGGTTAAGTGTCTTGGTTGTGCCAGTCGCAACTGCACCAGTAGAAATGTTAGTTGTCGATGCGGCAGTGCTTGAGTAACCGATTGTCAGTGCAGTTGAAGATGCGAATGCGGCAAAGGTTGCGCCGCCGTCGATACTAGTTGTAAATGTTGGAGCGGTACCGAATACGTTAGCGCCCGATCCAGTTTCATCTGTTAACATAGCTGCTAGGTTAGCCGATGATGGAGTAGCCAAGAATGTTGCTGCACCAGAACCTAGACCAGAAACACCGGTAGAAATTGGGAGACCAGTTGCGTTTGTGAGTGTTGCAGAAGATGGTGTACCTAGTGCGCCACCGTTTGTAACAAAGGCACCCGCTGAACCAACAGCAACTGCCAGTGCAGTTGCAACGTTAGTACCAAGACCTGAAATACCCGACGATACTGGCAAGCCTGTGCAGTTTGTTAGAGTACCGCTTGAAGGAGTACCAAGAACAGGTGTTGTCAGTGTTGGAGATGTAAGTGTCTTGTTTGTAAGAGTATCGGTTGTTGCTCTACCTACAAGAGTATCTGTTGCGGCTGGAAGTGTTAGTGTGTTAGTACCAGCAATAGCAGTAGCAACAACAGTAATAGCACCACTTGTTGAACCGTTAAATGCAGCACCTGTAGTGCCGATAGTTGGTAAAGTGAGTGTCTTATTTGTAAGAGTCTGAGTGCCAGTGAGTGTAGCAACAGTTGAATCAATATCAAACGTTACGGTGTTGTTTGTAACAGTAGATGCAATACCTGTGCCACCAACAAATGTCAGCGTTTCGCCGGTATTGAAAGTATCTGTGCCGCTATCACCAGCTAGTGTGAACGACGATGCTGCTGGCGAGGCAAACGAAAGAACACCTGAACCGTTAGTTACAAGAACTTGGTTAGCAGTACCATCTGATGCAGGAAGAGTGAAGCTAATATCGGCCGAGAGCGAATCTGCGGCTTTCAGAGTTACTTTATTAGAACCGTTTGTAGTACCTTCAGCAAGAGTAAGTTTACCACCAACTGTTGTAGTGGCATCTACAAGACGCGCATCTACCTTATCAGTATAATATTTACCACCAATTTTATGAATTGCTTCTGTGGTATTATCCGAGTTTAGCGACGAAATATAAAGAACGGCACCGGCACCATTACCAGCGCGGTCTTCTGCATATGCTAGTTCTGCTTCCACAAGATCAGTAGTTGCAGGCGCGTTCGCCGTTGACGAACTCTTGATTTGAATTACTGTAGCCATTTATTAGGACCTTCCCTTTTTATTATTTTTTTAATAAGTTCCGCCGCTAATCACAGTAGGTGTGGCAACAATATCATTTACACTGGTTGCTTCCCACTTATTCGTTTCATTATTATATACCAGAGTGTAACCGTCTTGAATGCCAGTTACATCAACATTTGCCAAAGTCTCTAGATCGGCCGTAACTCTTTTGCTTACTATTTGTGTATTTATAGTATTACCATTGGAAACAGAAGCACTGATACTAGATGATAATGGTATATTTACCTTAACTGTCATCTTGTTACTCCCGGATTAACCACTACTATGCCTTCAAGAACCCGAAGAGTTTCTTCTGGTCCAGTTATTTCTATATCATATACATATCTTCCCGCGGTAATATCAGCGGAATTTTCGGCAGTCAATGAAATCATCAATTCACCATCTAAAGGATATGTGATTTCAGTATCAAAATCTATAGCAGTGTTTGTGTAATATGACTTACGCATTTGGGCTGCCACTGTATAGTCTGACAAATCTTTTGGATCGCCATTCTGATCAGTAACATTCAATGACAAAGAATATGTCGATCCCTGGTCAATATAAATATTTTGAACCTGTGCCATAAGAACCCTTATAAATCTCTTTATCTTATTTATAATTTTAGGTTGACTATGAAAACCATATTGATGTTGAAATACGGCACAAAATACTCTGCCGACGATGTAAATAAAATAGTAAATGATACTGGTAGAAAATATACTTACATCTGCTTCACGGATGATCCTACCGGACTGGATTCTATAGTTAACGCTTGGCCTCTACCAACCGAGGTGGAAGGCCATTGGTATAAAGTGTGGTTATTCAGCCAAAAGAACTTGGGTGACTGTCTATACTTGGATCTAGATATCCGCATTCAAAATAATATAGATCATCTTTGGGAATATCTTGCTATTCGACCAACAATAGTATATACTAACTGGAAGAACAAAGAGTTTCCAGATCATGTTGGTGAAACACATAGTATGCGTTACTTGAGCAACTATAACTCAAGTGTTATGTTGTGGAAATCTGGTTTCGGAAACTACATCTGGGACCACTTTCAAACAGATCCAGATTACTTTATGGTCAAGTATTGGGGTGATGATAGATTTCTATGGCATGAAACTTTAGGTTTAAATCATTTTCCTAGTAAGGAAGTATATTCATATATCTATGGAGCAAACTACTACGGCGATAATACATCATTCAAATATAGACCGGAGTTTACAATTGCTCTTCTCAATGGTCTAGATCAATTTCCAGGTGCAGATAAACGTTATGACGATGATATTTCTAACCATCAAATGGGGTGACAAATACGGCCCCGAATATGTAAACAATCTATTCAAGATGGTTCAGAAGAACTATACTGGAGAGTGGCGTTTCGCTTGTTTTACCGATGATCCTACGGATCTAGAGTGTAGTGAAATCTATCCCATTCCAGATGATGGTCTCTTGCACCCAAAATACTTTGAAAATGACGGTTGTTTTGATAGACCAAAATTCTTGATGTTCAATGCGGAAGAATGGTTGTCTTGTGGATCAGAAGACAAATTTTGCTACTTTGATCTAGATGTGGTGATCCAAAATAACATAGACGATATTGATATTTTGGCCAACAAACCCAGAATTGTTCAATGCTACTGGCAAGACAAGAAGCAACTCCACGATAGGTTCTTCATTGAAACTCGCGGCACGTTCTACAACTCTAGTATGATGTTATGGTCATACGGCCAGTGCCGTCATATATACTATGACGTTTATGAAAACGACGAAATAGTTTTCAAAACATTCTTCAAAGGTAGCGATAACTATCACTACTGGCGCCAACGAGATTTCTGGAAAGATATTCCTAAAAATTGGGTGTATTCTTGGAACAGAGGACGTTATCACCCCGGCGATCTGGAGAGATTTAAGTTTAGAGATGATGCTAAAATATGTATATTCAATACGGATAACGTCCCTCACCCGTCAGCAAAAGATCACGTTGAACTGATTAACTGTAAGGACAAGCGTATAATGGAATTGTGGAATGCGAGTTAATTACATCTGCTGTAAATGGGGGACGAAATACTCCGCGGAGTTTGTCAATCGTCTATATCGCATGGCAAAGAAGCATACTCCAGATCAATTTGAATTCCATTTCTACTGCTACACAGATGACAGTAAGGGATTTGATGATGAAATTAAAGTCATCGACTTTCCAGACATCCCAGACATTCATCCAAAATACTGGTTTCAAACCGATGATTTCAAATACGGCATGGCGCGTTGTTGGGACAGACCCAAGACGTTCATCTTCAATACACACAACTTCGCAGAGGATAAACCTACTGGAAGATTTGTCTTTTTCGACCTTGATGTCATCATTCAAAATGATCTAGCGCCCATCATCACATATGACTTAGAGCATCCTACCAAACTAAGATCGTGGTGGCAAGATCCAAGACCAATGAAGTCTCGCAACTTCAAGTTGGCACATGGTGCTTACACGAATGGTAGTTGTATGGTATGGTCAGATGATCAGACTGAATGCATCTGGCAGGATGTGCTAGAGAACCAAGAACGTATTTGGTTCACGTTTACAGATGGCACAGATAACTATCATAGTTGGAGATGGGGCGACTTTCGACCTGATGGCGAACCTCCTTTATGGAAGCATTTTCCGAGTATGTTTGCTTACTCGTATAATAGGGGTCGCGACTGGGACGCAGGCGATCTAGAAGTTGGTATATATAGAAGAGACTGCATTCTTTGTGTATTTAATGTTGACTTACTTCCTTTTCAAGACAACAATCGCGGTAAAATTAAACAAGAATCTCTCGTTGATCCAGACTTACTAGAACATTGGAATGTTTGATGATTAATATTTACACAGTGAAATGGGGCTTCAAATATGGTCCTGAATATGTGAATAGAATTTTTGAAGAATGTAAAGAACACATTACTTCTGATTTTGAATTCCATTGCTTAACTGAGCATTCGGATGGACTAAATCCAGAAATCACTGTCATTCCATTACCAGAAAATAATTATTACGAAAAGTGGTGGAATAAACTATATCTATTTGATAAGAATATCATGCGAAAACAAGGGGAGAAGTTATTCTTCGACTTGGATATATCCATTCAGAATAATATTGATTGTATTGTAGAACATGATCCAGGTGACAAATTAACTTTTGTTCGCACCCACTGGCACAATCTAAAAAAGATGAAATCAGATTGTAAGGACATTCCACATAAGTATACCGACCTCAATTCTAGTGTTCTGAGATGGAATGATAAATTAAATGTTGACAAAATCACTAAGTTTGTTAGAGATTATCCTGACCAAATGTTTTTTTATTATCGCGGTCTTGATAATATGTTCGGTCATCAAAGAGAACGTCTTTTAAAAATAGACTATTTTCCTGATGGTTGGGTCTACAGTTATAATTATGGTTATATGTGGCCCACGGATATTAGAGAACAGATAATTCGAGAAGAGCCGCTAATTTGTTTATACGATTCTATGGAAAGACCACAAGATGCTAAATTATAATTTTTTGAATAATTACCGAAATTGGGGTGATGGTCTTGATAAGATCAATCATGAAATGCCATGGAAACATGAAGACTTTCGTAAGTCTCTCAATCCAAATTCAATGGAAGCTGCGATTTGGTTAGTAGAGGAGTTGCAAAAGCATATTACTACCGACGAAAAACTCAATATTACTATATTGAATTCTTGGCTAGGCTTTCCTCTTATCCCATTGTTATGCGAAAATTTAAATATCAAGAAGCTAAATCTGATTGATATAGATAAAGACGCATTAGAATTATCTAAGGTGTTCAATAGATATTATGCCGATAAGAAAGGCATCAATATGGATCACTTAAATTGGGATGTTCCCTTTGCCTTTCATGACATCAATGCCCTAGATACCGATGTAGTAATATCTCTGGCATGTGAGGTTATGTATCCTCTAAAGAACTTGACAACAGCAAACAAGGACTGTATATTCGCTTGTCAGTCCTCAAATGTATTTCGTGAAATGTATGGCATCAACTGTGTGCCCAGCATTGAGGATCATGTAAAAAATGTCGGAGTGACCAAAACTCTTTATGAGGGTAGTATCCAGCAATCATATTGGTCGTGGGACGGCAAAGTTACTTTTGATCGTTTCATGGTAATAGGTCAGAAGTAATCGCTGGCATCCTCACCAGAAATATCCTCGATCATAGAACGCCACATTTCAAGATGTGGAATAACATAACCCAACGTCAATCTCTTAGCATGTGAGCCAGCAGAATGATAGATTACCTTATCCGTTTCGCTTCTTCTTCCAAAATAACCAACTTTACAGGACCAACCCTTAGGGTCCCACAAGGTGACTATTTCTTTTGTTACTGGGTCTAAGTAGCGAAAATATCCAGAATTCTCTTCCGTGTTATATGTAAGCAGTATGTTATATCCATGTGCATTCCAATTGGTATGCCAGCCCATAAATCCTTCTTCTGGGTAATAAACATGAACAGCATTATTACGAGCGCCTAGAAATCGAATTAATTCCTCATTCAACGCTCGTTGTTTTATTTTATGGTGTTCAGGTACGGTTGGTACCATGCCAATATCACAACAGAAAGCGCACTCCGGAAATCCCGCATGATCTCCATCCTTGGCTATAATTTCGTTCATGTAAGTTTCGCTGGTGGCAGTAAGAAATGTTTTTCCATGAATTCTATCCGGCTCACGAAGGCTATCATGATCTGATTGGTCAAAAAACCATTCGCGATATGGCTCAAGAATCTCTAGTAGATCGTCGCTGATTTTAGAAGTGAATCTCATTTTGCATCCAGTATAGATTTAGGAATAGTATAGTGATAGATTACCATTTCTTGGCCCTGTAACTCTTCATCTCTATATCCCACAACAAAATTCCATCTTGCGTCTGGATCAGGAAATCTACCATATTTGATATCGAAGTCGCCGTATGTTAATAGGCGCCACATTGTGAATGTATCCCATTGAAGTGCTTCTTTTGGATAATGCTTATGATCATAATCCGGCTCTCGCTGTTTACAATACTCGCTCCACCATGCGCCCATCAATCGTAGAGTTTCAGGATTATTGCGATATAAAAATAGACCGCAATGTTCTGTCATTTCCTCTGTGTTTGAAAGTTTAGTTAATTTTGCATTATACGGACGATTTGCAGTGAATAATAAATCAGTGTCTTCTGGAATTTGATCAAACACCTTCTGAATATCTTCATGACAGATTTCGGTGTCACAATCTACATATAAAGTTAGATCATAAGGTGTTTTATCTAACGCCCAGAGTTTGGCTCTGATATGTCGAGGCACATCATCGGTATAGATGGTCTCAAAAATTTGATCGTCGCCTTCCTCTACCCATTCTGGATGAGTAAAGATCGTGATCTTTGCATCAGGATAGTAGTCTAATAGAGATTGTGCAGAATTTCTAGCCGCTCTATAATATGCACGATTATTAGATGCTACGTAGAGAAATCCATTATTCGGCATCTTGCGTTTCCGCTGCCGCATTTTCTTCTTGAATCATCAACATAATGGTATAAGCTGTAACTTCCATCATTGTTTTTGCTTTACGAATTTTGGATTTTGCTGCGCGGTTGGTAGAAGTCTTGACTACTGGAATTTCAAAAGCATCCAGCTTGGCTGCAAATAGGGCTTCTTGTTGCATTCTAGACCGATCGACTTCTTGACGTTCACGATTGCGGCGAACTTGTTCATCTCTCTTATCTAGTCTTTCTTTGGTGTTAGCATCGATTTCTTCTTCGGTAAAAAGTTCCATAATCTCCTTGAAATCAGGATTATTTTCATCACCGAGAATCGATGCTAATTGTCTTTTACCGTCGTCATATACGAACTCGGCAATAACATGCTTAGTTTCTTTATTCGACCAATAGGGATTTTCAATTTTGCGGGCCACTTCAAATTCTCCATAAAAAGAAATTATATAATGTATATAGTATAGTTAGGCGGTACGAATCCATAGTTTTACGGTTGATACAGTATCTTTGGTAGACATGATAGTATCACCTGAATAAGTACCAGAATAAGCACCAGAATAATATCCGGTGTATGTGCCAGTATAGTATCCTGTGTAGTACCCGGTATATGCACCGGAATATGTGCCACTGTAAGCTGCTGTACCTGTGTAGTATCCGGTGTAATATCCTGTATATGCACCGGAATATGTACCAGAATAATTCATTGGACCAGTGTAGTAACCAGTGAAGTAACCTGTGTAGTATCCTGTATATGTAGCAGAGAAGTAACTAGTGTAATAACCAGTATACCAGGCTGCTGCATAACCACCGTAATAAACAGTGTATGCTCCCGCGTATGCAGTGGAATAACCTGTGCCTACATAGTTACCAGTAAACGCGGTTGAGTATGCACCTGCATATGGACCAGTGCCAGCAAAACTACCAGTGTAATTACCTGTGTATGGTGCAGAATATGCGGCGGAATATGTTTTAGGTCCAACGTAGCTGCCGGTGTAATTACCTGTGTATGGTGCAGAATATGCGGCAGAATATGTTCCAGCATAACCACCTGTATATGAACCTGTATATGAACCTGTATAGTTTTGCGAGACTAACTGTTCGCGAGTGTCGCTAAATGCGTCTCCCATTTGAACCCAGGTGCCACCAGATACAGGAGCGGTAGATTGTAGTGCGTAAGTTCCAATTCCGGTAGAAATAATTCTATTTCTAAAATAAGGAACGAGTTGCTGAATTTCAGCGTCCGTCATCTGCTTGACGTTATTCCCACTATATACCTTCAATGGACGCAAGTCACTATTAGCAGAAGATGTTGCCGCGGTCTTCTGCCAAAGATATGTAGTTGTATTTCCGCCGTTAGCAACATCGGTGATGGTATAACGAGAAGTCCAAGTTCCGCCCGCTGGGGCAGACGCAGATAGTTTGTATTGTCCGGCAGTATAAGAAGACTCCGTTACCATCGCCCTGATAACTTTATCTAGAACATCTGCACGAATTTCTGTGTCAGTCAACTCTTCAAGACCAGCACCATAGCCTATTGGTCTATTCGTAATGCTTTCGGAGGCAGAAGCAGTTATTTGTTTAACATAGTATGTCGTAGTAGTGGTACTACCGGTTGCAGGGTGTGTGCCGGTAGCTTCTGTTCTATCAGTGTCAGAAAATGTTCCAATGGAAGTACCCGATAAAGCATTTGCAGTATCAACGTTCAATTCGGCTGTACCAGATCCGTTAGTATCGGTAGCAAACTTAGTTGTGATGACATTTGCAATATAATTCTTAATTTCAGCGTCCGTCATCGTCTGCAAACCTTGGAAATTTGAAGACGTAATAGGAGTAGCAGATGCCTTAATCTTTAAAGGATTCATTTTCTATAACCTTAGTTTAGTCGTGTGCCGCTCGAATCATATACTAATAGAGGAGTCAGCGAATACCAATCTGTAGCATCTTTTGCAATGAATGTGACGGAAGAGCCTGCCGCTACTGTGACTGCCGCATTGGCTGTGCCGCCATTGATTGCGTCCGACAGATTTGGATAAACTAACAGATTAGTTGCTGTCGTGTTTACTACGGTATAAGTTAGCTTTGCCGCTGCGGTTGGTAACTTGACTCCGGCGCCCGAAGAAACAGTTGTGACTAGATTATATACTGCCGCAAGTTCTGTCGCACCCGATTGATTCGTGCCTGCTGCCGAAACGGCGGCAGCAATCGAAGGCTTGAAATCACCAGTTAAGGTGACACTACCAAAAGAAGGACTATCTCCCGACTGATACTTATCAGTATTAAGATTATTGAAGTTGTTATCAACTTCCGTATTTGTAAGTGGAGATCCTTTTACGGATCTAAGTGTAATAGTGGACATATCTTATCTACCCTGGTTCTGTAAGATTTGTTGCAATAGCAATTTAATATCTAGCATCTCTTGTTTAACAGTATTTATGTCAATTTCAAACTGTCGAAGCTGAATTGCCTGTTCTCTTTCTTTATTCTTTTTCAACTTATACGCCTGTAGACCAACTATATCCGTAGATATAAGAGCCTTGGAATTACCATCTCTCACATATTTAGTAGTATCATCTAGTTGATATCTCTGATTCATATTATGCCTGTAGTGCAATTGCGCGAAGTTCGCGGCACTTAGGAACAACACTTGTCTTAGATGACAGTAGAACTACCTTGACTGCAAAAGTTTTATAGCCAGTATAAGTTACGCCGCCAGAAGTGTATTCAAACACATCATCTCCATTCAGATATGTTGATGGTATATCATATGAATATTCTACGAAGCTGGCAGATGATCCTGCCGGTAAAGTTGGAGTCAATTCGATCCAATCCTTTTCATCGAAATTCTCAGGATCGCTTTGATGTAAGAACTTGCCATATACACTAACACTGGTACCAGATGGCATATATTGACTTAGATATACTCTAAGGTCTTCGGCTTCTTGACCATCATCAAGAACCACTTGACGAGAAACATATTTTGAATTTGCGTTGCCAATGTTGGTATCTTCGTTTGATCCATCATCATTAACATCGTTTGCAACAGCGATCATAGAACATTTTCTCAGGTCAATAACTGGCGAAACAGTTGATGTTTGACTTGTCATGCCCAGTTTAATCTTGAACGATTTATCTCCATCTAGATCCGCTTGTTCATTTGAGTATGAGCGCACGGCCGCATCAAACGTTAATTCTGTAGTCTTATCAGGAACAAAATTGTAATATGTAGTCGATGCTCCAGTCTCCGTGCCTGTATTTGCGGTCGCTGAATAAGACCAAATTAGCTGGCATGGAGTGTGGTCTAGATATCCAATATTTGCGCCAAGAGCATTCAAGACCTTATCTTCTAGTTCCGCAATTTGACCGTATGATGTTCCATTACCGACAACATCCCCTGTGGCGAACTGGCCCCTATTTACAAAAACCTTTGCTACATTATACAGACTATCATAGTTATGAACGAATCCAGAATTTAGCGTTACTGCAACTTGTGCATTTGTGCCACTGCCGCTGCTAATTGTCAATGTAGGATTGCTAGTATATCCAGCACCAGGATTTGTAACTACAACGTTTGTTACTAAACCACCCGCAATCGTAACTGCTACGGTAGCATTTGTAGTTGCACCGCCGCCACTTAGTGTATGAGATATTGTTCCGTTTGTATATCCAGATCCTGCATTTGTGATATCAAACGAGAATCCGTGAATCTTATCCCCGGATGCAAAAGCAGAACCCGAGAAAGAATTGAAGCGAGTGTAATCAACATCGAAAGTATTCAGTGTAATATCAGAAGTAACCGTAATATCGAAATTGGCACGTTGAAGTTCGAATTTAATATCTTCGGCCTGCCATGCAGTCCACGTTCTGTTATTCGCAGAAGTGAATAGAACTCCGGTATTTGGTTGTTCCGATATCCGAGTTGTCGTATTCAGTTGATTTTCACCTAATTCAGATACCCAAATTTCGTAATTTGGATCATTACCCGCTGGCAGTAGAACAAAACAATATTCTGTATTGTTCTGTAGGTATACCGGTGACGGGAAAGTGAATGTTGTAGATGTTGCAGCATTCGATGCATCCACTGCAACTTGATCTGGAGTTAGTGTTACTTCTCCGAAAGGAATAATTTTATTGCCAGGATAACCGTTTACAACTTCACGAAGCTGTAGTGTGATCGGATTTGTAGAAGACTTTTTCTTGAAGTAAATATCAATAGAAGTCGCATAACACCCAAATGGCATGTCAGAGACCATAAATGTCTGAGCAATAGGATCCAATCTAATCTCAGGGAATACGAAATCAATTACCGGAAACTCAGGTACCACCGGTGCAGGAGGCGGAGCTGGATCTGGTGCTATGACTTGCGTTATTTCAGTAACATTTGTAATATTATTTGTTACTTCGGTAATATTTGTGTTATTTACAACGTTTGTTACTTGCGTAACTTCGGTCACATTGGTAATATCGTTTACCGTTGTGAAGGTATTATTAATTGTTGTATTTTGAACAACACCTACCGATCTTTCGCCCAAGCGATTAGTAGTCGTATTAGATTCTGTAACAGTTCTAGAATCGAACGTAGTATTCGTTGCTAGGTTTGCCACTCGGGTCGAAACGACTGTATCCTGTACCGACTGCGACAATCCATTGGATGAAAATGTCATAGATGCCGAAGTGGTAACAAATTTCGCTCTATTGTTTACGTCATCGGCAAGTCTGAATAATTTCTCTCCTACACGGAAAGTTCCTGCTGGAATTCTAAATTGACCATAGCATTCACCGAACTCATTTGTAAGCAGAGCATCCCCGTAATCACCAGTGGCGTTTGCGCTATTAAGAACTGAATTCTCCACGCCACTAACAATTCCAGACAACGGACGACAGTGATCTGCAACCGAAACCCCATCAAAGAATGGATAAACGCGAGTTAGTGGCTTCAATCTCTTGGCAGAAAATGTTACCACAATCGAACGCATAAAAGGAATGATCGATGTGTTAGTTACTCTTGCACCAATTCTTTGGGTCTGGGTCTCTGGTGTTACGCTAAGTTGAATTCCCTGGCGAGTTTGACGTTGCTCGGTAGTTGTTGTTACGATAGCAATGTCTTCTTGGAAAAGAGTATCGCCGCGAATTGCTGTATTTCCAGCCGCGAGTTGAACGTCTGTCGATACTCTGCCAGTACCAGTGTCTTGCCAGTCTTCCCATTGGGTACCCCATGCATCCGCAAGAGTTTCCCATGCATCGTAGTTACCGTCAAAGTTTGCGGCAATATCTGGGAGAGTGGTAGTATCTGTCCAGTTATCTACTGGTGGATCTAAAGTTATTTCACCGATATAGTTGAACAGAAGTTCGCCTACACAATTACGGAACTTGGATGCTTGAAGCTGACTGATCATGCTAACTTCGGTATACGGTAGCGTTAGAAGATCGCCCGTCTTTGCAACGTTGCTGGATGCACTAGAATTATATTTTAGGTCGATATTCTCCATGAAGAAGAATGGACGCATTTCTTTTGCAACCGGATCAATAGCAATATGGTATTCGCTGCTTAGAACATTACCAACATTGTGACCTGTAAATGCATCCACGAGAATGCCGTTCTTGAAACGATCAAGACCTGATGCATCTGTGATTGATAGATCGCTGGCTGATTTTTCTAGAAGATTTAATGAAGTATAATATTCGAGACGATTTAGACGTTGTTCTAGTTGGCCGATATCGCGCATTGTATAGCGACGATTATCAATAGCCTTATACTTGACCCCATAATCCGGTCTGTTTACAGATTTTGCAACATTAGGCGCAAGAGATGGATAAGGAGGAATATTTACAATAGCAATCGATAGTGCATTATCAGGTTCTACGGGTTCTATTGGAGATAGAGAAGAAACACCGTATACCGAAGAAAATACGCCTTCATCGTCCATGATGATACGATCTTTTCTTCCGAGATAATATTCTATATCTGTAGTAAATTGTTCTGTGGGAACCGGAGTGATAATAGCGCCGCCTGTTGGTCCACTCGGAGAACCTCCAACAGAAGGATTAACGGTTGCGGCAGAAGGACTTGTGGTGAACGTAATAGTGTCGTCCCAGCGAGGACGGAAATCTAGAGTATCACGTAGATCATATGTTACACCAGAAGTAGTTGATGTATAGATTGGAATCTGTTCTGTGCGAATAGTTCCAGCCGCATTAGTTTCGTCATCAATAGGATACGAATCTACGGTATAGAAGTTATATGCAGTTGACGGCGAACCACCGTGTGTGAAATAATCAAATGTTACTACCAGCTTCTTGTTCGTTAGATCAAGACTTGCACCGGGATTCTTAACTATTCTAGCGTTGGCGTAGAAATTATCACGCTGGCCGTTATCGAACGAGAATAGACTAGTGACATCTGTGCCACTTGTTTGAATATCAGCGGCAGATGTTCCGTATGCGCCAATCTTTACAGTGCGAAGTTTATAGCCATCCGATGCACCAAGGTTATAAGTTCCTGTGGTGTTACCACTACTGTTTGTATTAAGAACAACTACTGCGCTTTCCTTGAGTACCTTTGTTACCTGATTTGCGTCGGCAACTTGTACCTTACAGTGAACGCGAACATTTGTGGCCCCACTTACGTTTGATATATTATGAGGAACAGTGATTGTAATTTGTGACCCAGTATTTGTTACTGTGAAGCCAGAAGCGGTTAGATTAAGAACCGAACCAATTTCATATGACGTACCGTTGATTGTGCAGGCCGCCTTAAGAGAAACAATAATATTATCCGAAATTTCTGTTGGTGTCAATGTGCCTACAGTGAACGGGAAACTCTCTGGGCTACTAACCGAAAATGTGATAGTATTATTAGCCTCTAACGTATCATCAAACTGTTTTGTATACTCAAAACTATTGTTTGTAGAAACTGGATTAGTAGTCTTCAATGCCCTAGCCGGAAACTTGAACAGAAGATTACTAAACTTAGATTCATACAAATATGCTTTACTATTCGTATCTAGGACAACATTCGCATGACCATCTGCGGTTGTATCGTAATATACACCCTTCACGTTTTCGAAATTATAAGATGATGCCATCTGAATATCATACAGATACATACGATATTGGGCATTATAGGTACCTGGTGTACCAGAATCTAAGGTAATATATCGAACACGTGCCGTGCCTATTTGCGATCCTGGTGCCGCCGTTGCAGATTGTGCCCCACCCGTTGGTGAGAGAGAAGTACCGATAGCATTTGCGGCCGAACTGCGAAGAGAAACAGTATCACCCGACGCAATATCCCAGTTGCCACAGAAGTTATCAACTAAGATATAATTACCAAAGGCAGTAGACACAGGAACGTCTTCCACGACATTAGTTGTATTACCTTTGGGAACAAAAAGGTATTCGGTTTGTCTCGTTTCATATGCATAGCCACGAACATACGCCTTACCTGCCTCAATACCGATTGCGAGTAGAGTCTCATCGCCACCCGCTGCAGGATTGTCCACGTTATATGGCAGAAGACCGCCATTCGATCCGGTGTCAAGATGTTCCTTGATAAGAATCGGAAAGGCTTTTACTGTATAGTTACCAGACTCATCATATGTGCGCTTTGCTAGATTGCGACCTAGGTCGGCATAGATTCTATCTTCTGTTACGGCAGTGTTAAGTTGCCCATTAGTGATGGATAGATATTCGCTAAAGTCATCTCCAATTGTTTCATCTAGGGCATACTTAACTAAAGATGCCGTTGTGACATAACGATCTGCACCGGGAGCAGCATAGTTGAATGTTCCTTGTGCTGGATCCAATAGTGTCTGGTCGGTTTCGTGTGTTATAATGCTCTCTACAATCTCGAAGCCAATTTTAAACGTAGGATATGCATTATATTTCAGGAGTTCGAGTGTTGTCTTTGCAAACGGTAAGAATTTTCCGTCCAAGAAAATAATACCGTCGTCAAGGGTTAAAAACGAACCTCTACCGAAATAATAATTACCTTCCTCGAAAGTGTCATCTACGATAAACGTATCACCTATTTGATTTCCGGTTTCAGATTCGATAACTCTAATGGTCTCGCCTGCAAAGAAGTGAACCGCATCGGTTGCACCATCACCCGTAAGGTAACGTAGATATAAAGTATTCAAGTCAGGAGTATCTACTTCGGAACCAGCAATGGCATAAATGATTTCTGCTTGGATTGATGATGTTAAACCAATCACCTTTGCACCAACGTAGTCGGTTAGTCCAGTAATAGTAATGCCAGACGCATCGGCATCTAGAACTTTGACAAAATCTCTTGCTGTATCCAGTTTAAAATCGCAACCGGCAACTACCGATCCATTTTTAAAAATATGACCGCCAAATTTACCGACTTGGTCTTGAAGAATAGATTGTAGCTGAGTTAGTTCTCTAGCTTGAACAGCATAGCCCGGCTTGAAAAGAATTCTATTATAGTTTTTCGTAATAGCATCCACTGCGTCATCATAATACGGGGATACATTTAGGTCCAAGGCCATGTGTAACTTCTCTCTTAAAAGTTAATAACTGTTTTAATCTTTTCTACCTGATCCGCTTGTCTATTAATAGGTAGACGATTTTCAATATAAAGAATTTCGCCGGTAGTATTAATAACATCTGGAGTAGTTAGACTATTTATAGTCAATCCAGTGGTGCTAGTAGTATTATTCGTCAAAGTAGAGCTAGAATTAATTACAGGAATAACTGGCAATAGATAGATAAGATTGGTATCTGCTTTTATCTGAGCCACGATAAATCTACCGCCGCCGTCTGTCCAAATCTCATCATCATTAGAATACTGTGTAGTATCATCAACTTCTATTACATAGCAAGTTGTTCCTGTGTCATCCATAAAATTCGCCAATTCTAAATCCAAAGGATTCTTAATGATTCCTAACTGTCGATAATCGTTATTATAAAAATAGTCGCTGGTATCGTTTGTTAGATTGACGGAAATACAAACAGTTTTTGCGTAGAGTTCTTTGACAGGATTTGCGCCGTGACCGTAATACGGTGATACAACTGCGGTGGCAGTTGCACCCGATCCAATTCCTAGAATATTACTAAATGAAACGTTTGCGAAAGTATATCCTGTGCCAGGATTAGTAACATCAACTCTATCAATTCTGCCATATTCATTAACAAACGCAACTGCTTCTGCGCCAGTGCCATCTCCGGTTATAGTTACTAAAACGTCACCGGACGAATAGTTATCACCGATTTCATTCACGGTAATTCTATCAACAGTTCCGGGAACAGCCGCCGCTTCGATAGATTCTTGAACGAGCGACACTGGAATATGACCTAGATTAGCCGTTGCTGAGGCACCAGTGCCAGTTTCATTATCTACTATCGATATGTAAGCAAAGGTATAACCGTATCCCTGGCTAGTCACATTTATTTCAGTTATGGCATCTCCGACTACAACTGCCTCTGCTGTAGCTCCTACGCCATCACCATGTATCAGGACATTAGGAACATTTTCAGGATCATATCCTGATCCCCCGGCATCAACAGTGATAGAATCGATTTCACCGTTGATATCATATAAAGGAACGCCTACCCCTGCCATCTTACGAACAGGAATATAATCTGTAGATAGAAACTTCAACTGATCGGATGCTTCAACTTTAAACATATACTTCCATACGTAACCGTCGGGAAGAATGAAGGCATTCGAAGTATCTGTGCTAGTTGGCTTATTATAACTAGGAGAATCGTAGTTGTTGTTTAGGCATTTATAAACTCTCATATCATCCGTAAGAACATAGAAGTCTTTCGTCGAAAGATTGTCCATATCGTCGTAGTGATCGTATACTGTGCCTGCGGTCCAATCGATCCGACGGATCATTAAGACCACATCGGACGATTGAATGCGCTTGATGAACATAATATTTCTATGTGTTTGCCCATTGTAAAACTCGGTATCTAGAGGAGTTTCCGGAGTACCGACAGTAGGCCATTCCGTAGTTTTACCCACGAAAAGATAGAAAAAATCGTTCTCATTTACAACATCACGATAGAACCCTCTAGCGAGTTCATTTCGTGCAAGAGTTCTTAGTAATAAAGCCACGATCTATCCTTAGTTGATAGTCACAGTCCATGTGATGGTCATGCTGTCCGATGCACCCTTGTTAATCACCGAGAAAACAGTGCGGCAAAGCATTGTGCCTGCCGATGACGCATTGAAAATACCAGCTTCTGTGAGCGCCCCGGTGCCGGTACCGGCGGGGAAAGTAGTTGCATATACAACAGTATTTGTCGATGCTGTGCCGCCAGATACAGATGTTGCTGTTCGCGAACCAGAAACTACAGTCTGTAGAGTTGTGTCGCCAACTGCCGCGGCAGTAGTGCCTGTGCCGACTTCCATCCAACCCATAACGGCAGATGCTGTGCCTGCCATACGCGATGCAATGAATGTCTTACCAGCTGTGGTAACGATATTAGGAACTTCGCGTTGTTCCTTAATATTACCGTCAGCATCGTAAACCACGATGTCCAGCTTACCTGTCATCTTTAGAAATTCTTCGTTATGCATTATTGATACTCCTTGGTGTAAAATTAGAATGTGTAATCAGTTCCGACATAATCACCTGTGCCGTCTTGCCCCGATGTATAGTCGTATGCCCAGTAGTTTTGTATATTTATACTACCACTATCCAGTGAACTTGTGGTGGAATCACTTAACACCTTACCCATATTTATAGTAGATGCTTCTGAGGGTGCAGTAATAGAATCTGATAGTGTTTTACCAAATGTTACTACCGCCGATTCTGTTGGGGTAGTCAAACTATCAGTGACGTTTTTACCAAACGATATAATCGCAACTTCGGTTGGAATGTCTACAGTATCAGATGCAACCTTAGTAAAACTCACTGCTGGTGCATCGGTGGGTGCAGTAATCGAATCCGATAGTGTTTTACTAAAGCCTACTGCCGCGGATTCCGCGGGTGTTATAGAATCTGTTACTACCTTACCGAAGACGATGGAATCGATAGCTTCGGTAGGCGTGGAAATCGAATCCGAAACTACTTTACCGAATGTTATCAGGGCCGCGTCGGTAGGAGTAGAAATAGAATCTCCTGCGACCTTGCTAAAGGATACTGCGGCTGCCTCTGTAGGCGTTGAGGAATCACCGAATTCTCTTTCTTGACCCACTAGAAGAGTTTCTGTTATCGTTACAGAATCCGATAGAACCTTAGTGAATGTGACTGCTTTACTATCAGTCGGTGCAGTAATAGAATCTGATAGTGTTTTACCAAAAGTTACAGTCTTAGAGTCTGTAGGTGCAGTAATAGAATCCGATAGAACCTTACCGAACGAAACGGTCTTACTATCAGTTGGAGCAGAAATCGAATCCGCTAGAACCTTACTAAACGATACCGATATTGTTGTATCGGTCATAGTGATGATTTCGTCAAAGAATTCGTAGAAGTCTATCGGCTGGGCAGAGATTTCAAAATTTGCACCAAGATCGAAAGTATCTACAATTAACAATTCACTGAATACTGCCATACCAGCAGGATGAACAGTATTCTTTACCATTGTCATCCAGTTGGATGATGGCACTCTCGAACGGAGAACGTATGAATAATTTTGATAGTAATAATTGTCTTGAAGTCGATTGACATCCGACAACATACCCTGGTGATTTAGATAGCCCTCTTGGATTGTAGTTATCGCACCAGTTGTAAATCCTAGTGTTACTGTTCCTGCACCAGTATTTGATGTTATTGTTACTGTAAATGTCTCTGCTTCAAAGCCACTACCAGTAGAGAAAATTCTAACCTTTGTCGGTAGTCCATTGGCATCAACAGCATCGATGATAACACTTGCGTTATTGTCAATTCCATATCTTACATAATCGCCACCAAAATAATTTAGACTTGTATCTGGATATGTGTAAACGTATTGACCAGATGAACCCGATTCCGTAATCTCATAAATTTCATTCGCTTTAAATCCGTAATTTGGAGTTCCCGTGTGTCCAAGGATCGTGACAGTATCGGTGATGCTACGGCTGACATAGCCATACTTATCTGCTACATCATCAATGTATATGAAAGTTCGAATATTATCTGTGCTGAATTGAACTACGGTAGATGTATCTGTGTATCCAGTGCCACCCGATGTCATCGTTACGTATTCGATGCCGCCATCATCATTGAGATGTGCAGTCGCAGTTGCTCCTATTCCATCACCATCGGAAATAAATAATACGTCTGGTATGGCATTATATCCACTACCAGTCGCATCCATGGCATCAATAATACGTTGTTCACTATCCACATCTGGTGCTTGGAAATTAATGAAATATTCTTTTGATAGAACATGATAATTACCAACACCGGCTGTAGTCAAGTTTATTTCATTGTATGATGTAATAGTTACATAATCTTCGGCAAAGAAATCTTCCGAGCAATATCTTGGATCCGAATCGATTAGAGATTCTGCCAGCTTAATATTATTTGCGTCTACCTTAATTACATAATATACTTTACCATTGGTTAGACCACCAATAGCAGTCGAATCTTGATAATAAATTACCATGTCTCCGGTCATATATCCGTGATTTGCTATGGTAATTTTATTATATGCAACATCTACGTTGTCGCTAGAAACAAAAGTTCTAGCTGATACCTGTTGTAGGGCAATCTTATCGCGATATAATCTGATATAATTACTATCAATAACTTTAACGTAATATTGGCGATACGCAACTGTTCCACCTAATACTTCACCGCCCATGGGGTCATAGATGACACAATCACCAGTAGTAAACCCGTGTGATGGAATATTGATCCATGCGAAGTCATAATCAAAATCTGTTGCTGTATCAAAATTTCTGGCATGGACTGCAGGATCTGCCGTAACCGCAAGAACGACTCCATCATCTACGATCAGCCTTGCACTTGCGCCCGCGCCAGGAAGAATGATGTAGTCATTTTCCTCGTGTTTGACATATAATTCATAGGTAGGCAGAGTGGCATATGCCAGTCTAGTAACAGTATCAACTGTTATACTGTGATAGTCATAACTTGCAATATTACCTATTTGTTTATGTGAATATATGGTAGCTCTTTTACCCACTAGATCGAATGGATCTAAAGTTATGGTGTCGTCAGTGGTAATTCTTAGTTTTTGTTTTTCTTGCCATATGCCATCAGAGGCCTTCAAAATATATTCTGACGGATAAATTATGTCAACGTGTTCGTTGAAAAAAGTTCTAAAGATAAAGTGGATGCTCTCTTCGGAACCCTTGGCCTCATAGAATTCTCGTATGAATTTAATTAAGCGGCGATCTTCCACAAGAGAATCTTGCGGAAACATCTGTAAGTATTGTTCACGAAAAGACGGTAAGAAAGTATCTAGAGTTTTGTTAATGTCGGAGAACGACCCTGCATTCAAAAGAATATTATTCGCTTCTCCGTCCTGATCTAGAAAGTCATAATACTTTTCTAGAAATAGAACGAATTGGGGAAATTCATCTCTAACATAATCTGGAACTTGATTTGCAATCAAATATGCCAGAGAATTTTTAAAGTCCGACATGTATTAAGTTCCAATTATATTAATTGTTGTGCCTGAAATATAATTTCTATCTGCTACTCTAGAAGAATTGTCTTGTGCTAAAACAAGGCTATTATTAACTAATGGTGTTGTAGCATATGTATAACTTTCGACTTCATTTACCGGCGAAAGAATAATATCTGGAGATGTTCCTTGAGGCTTAACGTAGATACGAAGATATAAATCGTTTACTATCGAAGAGATATACAAGCTAGGAATAGTTATTTTTCCTGTTGTATAATCTATAGAGCCGACCGCGGAAGAAACTAATGTATCTGTATCATCATAAAGATCCAGATTCCCTGTGATTGAAGTGTCTTCGATATAACTATCTCGCAGATAGCAACTAATTGTTTTACCGGATGCCAGCACGGTAGTAAATGTATTTGATTTAATGGTGTTTGGTGTTATACTAGTATTGTAATTAAATACAATTCGGTTGTTGTCACCGATATATGGCTCAAATGCACGATGTAGATTTAATTCGATGACAGTCGAGTAAATAGACGATGATGCCGAATTCAGAAGCTCTAATAATTCTGAATAATAGAAATTCTTTTTGACTTTAGAGGTCGTATTTACAAAATAGCTTGACAAATAACTTCTCATCGTCGCTTCAATCGTAGCAGCCGACGCCGAAGTATTTTTCTTTTGATATCTAGATGTGATATTGAAACTGACGTATAGATACGTTGGATCAACAAATACCGGCTGAATTCCGATTACACCGCGGGGCTTCAAGATATCTCTTGCGATTGATGTTTTGTCCGTTTCTGTAATAACGCTATTAGGTAAAGGCTCTATAGCAATAAAGACCTTTCCGTATATTGGCGGATCATTGTCTTCTCCACCCCACACCGAAATGGAATTGATATTACCATATTGACTTTCAATCAATGCCGTATAGTCTTCCGCAGTTACCGCTCTATTTTTTGTAGCATTAAATTTCGGAGCAATGAATCTGATTGAATCCGTTGTCTGCGCCTCTGCACCGCCGTATGATCTAAGACCTGAAATCGTTATGGTTTCAGTGGATCCTGTTATAACAGAATTTGCCGTAACTCCGGTAATTCCGTTTGCGGCAGCACCGCTACTTACTTTATAATCTACCTTAACAATATTACCAACTGTTAGACTTTTTCCCAGAACACCGTCGCCAAATAGTATTTCGTTGGTTCCAAGTGAGTTTTCTTCGACAAAGAAAACCGCAGAATCCCCATCTAAAGTTAAAATATTTTCGCTCTTAGTGAAAGTTGTAGTTTCCAATTCACTGGAAGATTTCTGAACTTGTACCGTTATAGTCGCCGTGTCAATCTTGTTATTTAATAACTCGAATGGACCAGATGTGGTATCGGAGGCAACAACGAAAGTATCTCTTGTTGGTTTTCCTTCGATCAGTGTAACCGTAAATGAGAAAGTTCCATTTATCTTCTGTGCAGTGATATCCTCTGATGGATAAAATGTATAGTTTCCTCCGTCTAATCCTGCTCCTGAAAATCCGACAGACTTACTAAGAGTTAGCGTTGTTGCTGTATACGATGGAGAAGGAGTAACTACTATTGTCGCATCAATCCTTGCAGATTTAATTGAACGCGGAGTATATCCAAGAGCCTTAGCAATAGATACTACTGAACCGCGCTTCACTGCACTGTCGATAAACATTTCGTTTGAGAGAAGATGTGCCAGAGTAGCATTATAGTGAGTGTTGTATGCTAGAAGATCGATTAATACAGATAAACCAGAACCATCAAAGTTATAGTCAGAGAATTCACTCTGACCCTCCAGAAAAGTTTTAAGATTTTGTCTTATACCGAAGAAATCTAATTCGGTGACTCTAAGTTGCGCCATATTATCTGCTTCTTCTTACTATAGTTGAGAATGTAACTGGACCTTCAATTGCCACCACTTCAAATACTACGTCAACTTTGAATGCATTATTATCATAATCTGGAATAACGTTTATTGACCGTGCTATTGCTCTCGGTTCATATTTTTCGATAAGTAATTCTAGCTCTAGTTGCAATCTATTGGCCGAGATTATATCGATATTATCAAATAACAATCCATATATGGGTGATCCCAGTTTAGGCTGAAACGGTCTTTCATTGAACCGTGTTAGAATCAAGGTCTTTATAGATTGCTTTACTGCATTAGCATCCGTCTTTTTCGCAAGGTCCCCCGTCACAGGATTAGCTGCGAACGATAGATCGAAATCTGAATATATTCTGTTTACTTGTTTTGTGATCATAGGTATATTTATACTAAAAAGTTAGCGTCTTAGACCCGGCATTTGATCAAATTGACCACTTCTTCCATAACCGGTATCGTTGTAAAAGCTCTGAGCCTGATGTCTTACTTCACCCGTCGATGGTCTACGAAGTCCTACGTGTAGCCACGTGCTTCTACATCTACTAGGAGCATACTCATATAACAGTTGATCATACGGTATATTCAGTCTGGCTACATCGTTTGCGATGTCGATTAATGCACCACCAGTCTTTCCGTGTGCAGAGAATTGCATATCCGCTGCCCAACCTACATTATGTGCCGAGCCACTGCTATCACCTCTAAAAGAAGAAGTAATCAATACATTTCTATAACGGTGTTTTATCGGATCCAAACAAAGCACACATAAGTCTCGTAAATTCTGGACTATTTGATATGCTGTCCATCTTTTACCCGCAGCATTTTTGCCTCCCATTGGTATTCCAGGTGCACCTAAAGCTGGGTGCAGAATATCATGTAGTGTGAAATAATGTGATAGTCTTATATTTCTGGCCGCATTATTAAAGTTAATATTCGTTGGAATAGGCGGTAATGGCTGATTGGTGATATACTCTTTATTTGTGGGTCTAAGACCGGGAGCAGGAGGAACAGGAGTGCCGGGTTCAGTTGATGTGGGTGACCCACCCTCACCGTCAACGAAGCTGGGACTGCCGCTGCCCAAATCACACGGATTAGAAACGCTAGTGTTGTCTACGGGTGTTTCCGATGGAGCAGGGGTTTCACCTGTAGAATTTGTATTTGCAGTAGGTGGATTAGTTGTAGTTGGGTCTGTCATGTCTCTTATCCGTGGGTTACAGGATTTTCTTTTTCGAAATCTCTAACATCAAATTGTCCGCCACCAGCCGAATTTATCGGTGCCGTATTGCCACCAGCCCCGGTAGTCTGATTTCCATTCACACCAGCAACAATCGGTGACGCGGAGATCGATACTGGTTTTTCAACCGGAATTGGATTTGCCAACGTTGCAATCTTAGCACCAGTTGCTTCACTTGCTGGATCTGCCGAGTTTGCTGCACCAGCCGTTGCGGCTGATCCCGGTGATACTGGACTTGCACTGCCCTTGATGTTTGTAGTATCGTCTGGTGAGTTATGCGTTCCCTTGAGGTTTGTGGTTGCTGCATTAAGTGTAGAAACATCAATAGTAGGCGCACTAAACTTAGAAGATGCAACTTCTGGTGCCTTGAGATTGATGTTACCTGCACCCTCAACATTTACCGCAGCACCAGACTTGACGTTTGTGGCTGCCGCTGAATTGACGTTCACCGCATTACCAGACTTGACATTGATAGAATCTGTTGCTTGTGCATTAATCACATTTGCCGACTTAATATTTGTGGCTGCAATAGATTCTGTATTGACAGATCCAGCAGACTTGATATTAGTGTTGCCCAGAGATTCAATATTGGTATGCGTACCAGACTTACTATCAATAGTCTCTGCGGCCTTACTCATAATAGAACCATCTGTGTCTTGGTTAATATTACCGACAGAAGTGTGATACGAGATACCAGCAACCTTAACGTGATAATCACCCTTGGAAGTTACACGATATCCACTTGCTGTTAGGTTTTGAGTGCCATCGATTGTCGAATTGAAGTTGCCAGCACCATGAATTTGCATATCACCCTTATTATCGTGCGAGAACACGCCGTCATTTCGAATGAAGATACCACCACCAACAGACAATCCAAAGTGACCAGCAACGTTTAGATTGAAGTCGTTATGAACGTCCATGTTAACCTTACCATTCATAGTAAGGTTAGCATCGCCCATAATCATAACATTACATTCGCCCGCAACGTGAACGTTAGCTCTACCCTCAATTAAAATATAACCATTGCTATCGATGATAGTATAATTATCACCAACGATACGAGTTACTTGAGTACCGTTCGGTCCGATTTCGGTGAATGTGCCAGACTTATGTGCAGTATGGAGACGTTCGGCACCTGGCGTATCGTCAATTTCTGTAACGTGACCTGATTCCGATGCAGTTACTTTATTGTATGGATATCTAGCCGCATACGGAGTCTCAGGTTGTGACCAAGAACCTCCATGACGTCCTGCTTTAGGAACATCCTTCTTACGAAGAGCATTCTTGGCTGCAGGTGAAGCACCAGTATTCAGAGTTTCTTGATTTGCACCCTGTGATGCAGGGTCATTCTGAATATGAGGCGAGTTTACACCCACTGCCAATGGATTAATATCTGGTTTACCACCAAGCGCGGCCTTAGGATATTGTCCGAGTGGATCCCCAAATCCTTGAGTGGTATCATTTGACACCGGAATAGTAGCAACGTTTGGAGGAGTTTGAGTTATATTTTGATTGGGATCGTCATGTGCTGGATGTTGAACCGCATCTGCCACCGGAGGATTTGTATTAGGAGAAGGAGTGGCTATAGGAGGAGCAACTCTAGTCACTTCTTTCTGTGAAGTTGCAAATCCTTTTTGATCTTCCACGATTGTAGTTTTGACAATCGATCCATCACCATACTTTTCAGTAACAATCGTAGTGGTAGTGCCGTCATCTCCTGCTTTACTTGGTCCCTGAGCAGCAACAGGAGTATTATTACTGAAAGTCTTCTTGACTTTTTCCAGGTTGCTTGTATATACACCCGATATACCGGCTTTTGCCCTCGCAAGGTCTATAGATACAGTAGTGTCTGGGCCCTGCTTATTCTTACTCAAAAATTCGCTCTTTAGAAATTCTAGATCGGTTTTTCCGTTTTTCCCAATTTCTTGAATAGCATCATTAAGTCTAATTGCTTCTTCTGGATTAGTATCCGCATAAACGGAATACGCCTGTATCAACACCGCAACGGCTTTGCGTAAAAGTTCATCCGCTGATGTGTATATATTTGTCGTATTTACTCCAGGAAAGATTCCTTTAGTATCACTAACAGAAAGTTTAAATCCCTTTGTTGCAGGAATGTATTCATATGTAATATCATATCCATTGACTGATACCAACAGCTTTTCATCATCCCCTTTATTAGGCTTATAATTATTAATACGCTCTTGCTTAATCGCACCATCTATGGCCGCGATCAGAGTTGTATATTGAGGAGTATTGGTGTCAGTCTTATCGATCAGATTTACCGATGCTAAGGGTGTGCCACCGGATGAAACCGTAACCACTCCATTAGATGATGTCCACTGATATACAACTTCGACTGAGCCATATGTTGTTTTTAGGGGATTTGGATCGATAGGTGGTGTCGATGCTTGTGTGGGGCCACCGACAGCGGCCGCTACTTGTGTAGCCGGTAGTGCGGGAACAGCATCGGCCGAAGCAGTTCCTGTCTGTGGAGTAGGAGGAACTGTGGCAGGAGTAACTGGTAAGAATGTAGAAATAATCTGACCTTCTGCTGGAGTTTCGGTAATGCTTGGTACCGATCCTCCTAGAAGAGACGTAACATCATTAGCTGCGGCAGTAAGTGTGCCAGAAACAGCACCCGTTGTGGAATTTAGGGCGCCCTGTGCATTACCGGCTATACCAGATACTGCATCTGTGGCGGCAGATGCGGCACCAGAAACTTTAGATACCGCGGTCGCGCCCAAAGCAGATGCTGCCGCAGTAGCGTCTGCGGCAGATGCCGTTACGGATGTTAAATTATTTGCAAGATCCAATCCAGATACAGAAGTGGATGCTGTTTTAAGAAGATCATCCGCGGCCTTAGTAGCCTGTTTCTGTAGCGATTCCATTGAGGCTGAACCGGCACTACTGATCAACGATGTGAGTTCCGGTTTGGAAACTCCAATGGCACTAATAGCGGCTGCCTTAGCCTCTTCAAACTTATTAAGAAGACCCGGTTTTGCGCCCGTCTGTTCAATTAGCTTTGTATTTAGTGTAGGAATCGCTGCACCAACATTCCCCATCTTATCTGTTTCGGTAGCAATCAAATCTGCAATCTTGGCAGGATCCGTAATACCATCGATAGATGCTCTAAGAAGTGCGGTGGATCCTGGTGGGCAAAGTCCCCTACGATTCAATTCGTTGATTACTGCCGTTTGAGGATCATTTGCCAATCCGAATCCAGATTTCAACGACTCACCAATAAAACTTAGCGATGCAGGATCAACTTTACCACTTGCCGCAACAGCACCCAATGCACTACCAACGGCCTGCGTTGCCGAGTTCTCAATATCAGAAGCAAGTGAGGTGATCTTTTTTGACAAAGATTGGATATCTGAGGTTGCAGCACTAACGGTGGTTGTTATATTATTCTTAGCGGCAATCGTGCTAATAGACGGAACTTTACTAGTAATTCCGCCAATCTTAGATGAAATAGAAGAGATAGATTTTAGAGCGGAACTTGAATTTGCAGGTAAAATACTAGATGCCTTTTCTAGGGCATCTTTTGCGTTGTTTATTTCATTCAACTTATCTTTGATTGTGGAAGCGGCAATACCCAAACCTGCATTAATAATTCCACCTACATCACCAGGAATGATACCATTATTTACCAATCCGGATATTACACCATCAATATTTTTACCAGAGAGAACATCCGACAAGTCTTTCGCGGTTTCGATTAGTGCCTTTGTGCTAATTTCAGTAGTAGGTGGACGAACACCGGATTTGAGTAGAGGCTTATCACTATTACTTGCTTTTGGTGTTTCAGCTACCGCATTCCACCCAGTATCATACCAGAATTTAGAAGAGATACCATCGGGATTGGTCTTAATTATTCCCTGAGAAAATCTAATAGCATCATCCAATTTAGCACAGAGCGCGACTGCTAGAAGTCCAGCAATAGTAGTTTTGGGGGTTTGTTCGTTTATAATTTTGGCATTACTTAAATCAGCATATGCTTTCTTCAAGTAATAGTATGCCGCCTTGTCCTGCATTTCTTCGGAAGTAATGAACGAAATCATACTTCTTACTGCGGCAACATGATTTAATGGAATAGGATTATACAGGAAGAAATATTGCAGATTGTTGGCAGCCTCTCTCTTATAAGGCGCAAAATCATAATCACCATTTGTCTCTTGAACGGCCTCAGCATATGACTTGATTCTTTCTGCACTTCCCGGTCCAGTGGGTTGTGAGTGAATGCAATCTTCCGCCCATTCTTGAATTTCATGTTTCAGAAAATCAATTTCAATGAGTTGGGCCACGGTCATTCTATATGCGCCGTATTCACCTCTATTGTGAACCTTGCGCCAGTTATTTCTTTTACCGTTAACAACATATTTTCTGTGTATTGCCAACTGACATGCTGTTAATAGTTTGACGCAATCTGCCTTTGAAAGAATTCCTGGCGTACCGATATTAGGTAAAATGTCGGCGGTGGTAGCATATCCAGCACTAACTTTTGAAGTCTCGACTGTAGCGGGAACTTGTTGCATGACCTCAGTTGCGGCTTTAGCCACGTTTGATGTCACGTTTGCTAGTTTCAATGCTCCGCTGATAACACCATTTATGTTTTCATTGGATGCTGAATTCAGAATATTTAATCCGTTAGACAGTAGTTTTGATGTTGTTGAATCGATAACTCCACTCTTAGTTAGAGTTGCCAATAGCTTATTCGGATTAGATACCGTATTTGTTTTTAGTCCAGTTGACGCGATGTTTATCTGCTTTGTTAAAGTAGATGCTTCTGTTTTGGTTAATATTCCTACAGCAGAAAGACCAGAAGTTACTACCGATAGATTTGGAGTGGCTCCCTTATCGATTGTATTAGCAAGAGACAATCCTGCTTTGACTACAGTTGCTTCATCTTTAGATAAGACTCCTGCAGCCGACAACGCGGTCACAGTGGTAGACAAATCTGGAAGTTTGCCGGTCTTTAACGACTTCATTCCAGCCGTGATAAGACCTGTGGCTTGTAATAGTGACATTAAATTCTCCGATTATCCATTACCAGACAACATCGCGGCGGTATATTTTCTAGAATTTGCTTGAACTTTTGCTAAATTTTCTCTACCAAAGTTCGATCCCGTGCTAAAACCGACTCTTCCGCCAGTTGCATCCGTTATAATTATATTTGCTTCTTGCTGGCTTCTAGCAGATTTACTACGTACCTTATTAACATAAAACGCAAAAAATGCTTTTACGGCAACATTCTTGTCCGTTAATAGCAAATCAGGATTTCCTTCCAAATCTACACCTATTTTTCTGCCGATATCTCTGTAATTACCTCTACCAGTCAACTGATTAAATCCTTTGCCTCTATAATTCCAGCCATCATTGCCGCCACGATTTCCGTTTACTGTGCCATAGATATAGTTCGCTAGACCTTGCGGATTTCCAGCATATCTTACAGCACCAGAATTTCTAGGCCACACTTGACGAATTCGATCTGCACTATAGTTCATATTTTCGGCTCTAGGAAATTGTAGGCCAGATTCTTTTTCTGCAAGAGCGACGAACGCAATCGCCAGGTAATCATCATATCCCATATTTTTTGCGGTCTGGAATATAAGTTGTGCAATACCTCTTGCATTACCTGATACCTGAATATCCAGTGCACCAGATGGATCACTCGTAGAATTGCCACCCGCTGGAGCACATGGATCACCATATGGACCACCAGGAACGGCACCTACGGTACCGAAGAACATCGGATGCTGACCATCTGAACCATCTGCAAAAAATCCTACTACCCAGGTTCCAGTTACAACCCCATTCGATGAAGTTCCTGTACCAGAAATTGATGGATTATTTGCTGGCATGATAGGAAATGCCCATGGCAAATCTTCGGTAGGAAGTTTATCTTTGTCGTCTATGTGATAGCCCATGATACGAACACGACATCTACCCATACGCAAAGGATCGTCGCGATCTTCGACCACGCCGAACCACCAGTAAAACTGTCCAGCGTTGTTTGACGTTCTATTGTCCATTGGCATTTTTCAATATCTCCATAGTTTATTTAGCTCGTGGGTGTGGACGCGGTGGGTGGATTAGCGGATGGGGTAGTAGATGCTGGCGTTTCGGGTGCAGTTTCAGTGACGCTAACCAATTCGTTCAAATACGAGTCTTTTGCAAGTTCGCATATTGCATTATGACGAAGTTTTGTAATATGATGATGTATTGCAGTAATCATATAATAACCACTTACCCATTGATCTCGAATTTCTTCTGATGCACTGCCATCGCGATTAGATTTTGCAGAAGGATAATCCAAATCAACGATCTGACCAACTTCCATATTCGTTCTACCAGGAACAGTTACTTTTACTTTAAGTGTTGTTATATCTGATAACAAACTGTTTCTTTGTTGAACATATTTTTCTGGATGCAAATTCATTAAATCATCATCGGTGCCGTCAAGCACTCCTCTATGAATACTTTCAACAAACATTTTACTGTCAGATGAACGAATAGTATTAATAGGAAATATGGAATTATATTTTAATTCATTTTTTTCCGGTGTAACGCTATTTGTAGTAGATTTATAATTGCCTAAATGGGGGTATTTTTGAAAATCAAAACCATGATCATAAATTCTACCAACATATTCTTTATTTACCATATCAAGAGTTGCCAAAGAACTCGCAAAATGTCCCAAGTCTTGTCCCTGAATAATATCAACATTTGTCAAGAATTCAAAATTTTCAATATGTTGATATCCGGCGGCTACAGCATTCGGTCCAATTTGTTCTTCATATTGTCTTTTACGATACTTGAATTTATTTTGAACGAACCCAGCATCAAGTTGTGATTTGATAAGTCCACTGACAGACATAAAATAGAAACATTTTGTGGTTTCGTAAAATAGAAACGTAGGAGCCTCAGGATTTTCAGTTCCCAATGATCTTTTCGCAAGATAATTAAATATCTGAAATGGAGTCCACATAGGAGGTAGAAAAGAAATTTTAGATGTGTGTGGTTGGTCGCCGATATAAAGTTCCGCTTTAGGTGCGGTGTCTAGTTTATCTTTGTTTGCATCATTTACATATTTGGGTATATCTTTAAAATTGTCATCAAACACTTTTTGAACAACGGAATCTGTTGTTCCCTCATACTTCTGGCACAGATAAGTTACGTTGTCTCTGATTCCTTCCAATGACATGAAATACATAACAAAAAGTTGTTCTTTATCCTCGTTAGATAAAACTCTATTTTTGATAGCATACACCCCGAACGATCTTTGGATGTTATTGGTTGGATCATAGTTTTGTGCGTCCGGACCCGCTAGTTCTGGTGTATTGATATCAAGGGTTAGAATTTCGTCGCCGACAAGAGGAACCTTTTCGATCAAATTCTGTGTATCGCGAATGACGATATTTCCATGTAAACACGGAGAAAACATATCTTCGAAGATATTAATTTCAACTACGTAGTCGTTGATATCGTAGATGCCGTTTTGTGTTACTAGAAGAACTTCATTATAGATAACATCACCCGCAGACAAAAGTTTCGCGGGTTTGCGATCTTTAAATGCAGTTTCATCTACCTCGCCTGAGCCCGAAGCATCACTCTCATTCATCTCATAATCGGGGTCGGATGTGTTTGTAGATTTCGGGCCAAAAATATCAAGAAAGCTCATTATTTTTACCTTGCAAGTTCGGTAGTGACTCTAGATACAAAATCAGTTAAATATTTTGGATTTAACATCTTAACTTCTCGTTTTGCATCGTTAAGTCTTTCTTCATATTCAATATTAGTGATAGGAGTTTTAGTTCCTTCATATTCGTCGGAAACAATTATACCTTCATCTGTTTCGTAATGATGGGTGTAATAAATTTCTTCTAATCCACCATATTTTAATTCAGCATATTTAATCAAATCAGAAGAATTTTTTGGCCACTCTTCTCTAATATCAACATAGTTATTGACTAACGCGATAACCCAATGATACTCAGGAGAACCATAATACACATCACTTGCTTGTTCTATCGAATATCCTTCAGGAACAGTCACGGTTTCAATTTCGCTATAGTGAAGACTAGGAATCTTTGTATATACTCGTCGGAATATATCGGTAACATACTTATACTCGTTACCAATTACCAATGAGTCATATGGAAATTTACTGAAATACGACATTAGTAGCCTGCCTGAATTCTGTTATTGTTTAGAGTTTCAAGTTCTGTAAATTCTAATCTGATAGTAGCTTCCGTGGGCATACCCTCAGTGCCTTGAAATGTCGTAAATCCTTCTGCGCCATAATCTATTGTCATATTAGTCAATGCACAGTTAGATATTTTTCGAACATAGGTATTTTCAGATCCCTTTGAGTAAATAATAATTAGAAATTCGGAGGGATAAATCTGAAACACACCAGAAGCACTCGGTTCCGGGTGCATGTGCTTCAAGAATGTACCGATGATACCTTTGCCACCATCCGTACCCTGTGTGCCAAATACCGCAAAACCTTCATCGAGACTTTTTGGTGCAAATTTATATTCAAATCCAAATTTTCTGAAACCCATATTCTTGAACAACTGTTCTTTATATGGGTTTTCTACCATTTTAGAAGTTGCTTCTTTTAGATTTGAAACCTGATTACCGCCAACAGCGCCAGCAAGTTTTGCAACTTTTCTTGCAGCCAAACTAGCAACATCATCATTAAATGGATTCATTGCGCCCGCGGCGCTTATATTACCAGACGCAACTGCGCCTACCAATGCTCCGATATCCGCGGTTTCATAATTTGCCTGATATCCAAAACTCAATTTATCTTGAATGCCCAAGACAATCGCTTGTGCGCCCATTTTTACATTTCTTGCGCCGACTCCATTGAGACCGGCGCCCGCCGTGCCGCCAACCAGACCACCGCCTATTGTTTTAAGTGCGCCTATTGCAAGGTCTCTACCGGCGCCTGCAGGATTTGTGATCCATTTTGCGAATCCACCCGCAGATTTTAAATTACCAGATAATCCTGACACCGCGGCGGCACCACCTGTTTGGGCACCCAGAACTGCACCTTGAACCGCGCCAGCGCCCGCGGCATTATCTGCATTCACTCTGTTTTGACCGCTCTGATCAAATATTACGCCCCTGTTGCCAAGCGCCCTATCGTAAGAAGTATTTTCTCTAATTAAAGGATAAAATGCAATCCAGTGAGTATATTCACCGTTTGCCTCGTTAAGATTTAAAGGATATTTTAAATTATCTGCGCGACCATATTGAGAATTCTCAAATGGATTTTTTAGTTGCGTTCTTCTATTACTATCTCGACTAAATCTTCTTGACGTAGATCCAGATGCTTGGCCAGTATTTTGTGGCGTAGCTTGTTCTCTAGTTTGTGGTGGTGCCTCTGGCATAAATATCCTATTAAGGTTAGAGTTTGGACTATTTATATGAGTTATGCGAAGGAGACAATGAAGGGTCTCTATAAGATTCAAAATCCTAAAAAGTATATTGGAGATCCCAGTAGGATTATATATCGTTCTAGCTGGGAACTAAAGTTTATGAAATGGTGCGATAGTAATCCGAACATTCTAGAATGGGGATCAGAAGAATTAGCGATACCATATCTGTCACCCAAAGACAATAGAGTTCACCGATACTTCGTGGATTTCTATATCAAAGTCAAAGAAAATTCAGGTGACGTTAAGAAATACTTGATAGAAATCAAGCCAGCAAAGTTCGTTCAAGAACCTAAAATCCCAAAACGTAAGACAAAACAATTTCTCCAGGAAGTGATAACATGGGGAGTGAATCAAGCGAAATGGAAATATGCTACTGAATTTTGTAAAGATAGAGGATGGGAATTTCTCATATTAACTGAGAAAGAGTTGGGAATAACTGCATAAATATAGACTAAGGAGATTTACTATGGCTAGAGCACCAAAAGAAAGTTCAAAGACAACATTTGCACCGCGCCGCAAGGGCATCAAACTAAGTTCGATGAACAAGCATAAGCGCCGTAATTATAAGAAGTATAGAGGTCAAGGTCGTTAATGCCATCAAATAACGCCTTTCAGAAACTTCGCGCACAAGTCGGTGATGGACAAAAGTCCATTAACTGGTACATGCAAAATGTAAAGAACCTTGTTGGCGCAAGAGTTTCTGGAAACACAGTAATGAAATCGGACATTGGCAGTCTTACCACCAAGGTGGAGATTGGTGCGATGTATATGTATTTCTATGATCCGAAGCACAAAGATACGCTTCCATTTTATGATACGTTTCCGCTAGTGCTTCCTTTTGGCCCAGCGAAGGGCGGTTTCTACGGCATCAACGTTCACTATTTACCTTACATGCTACGAGCAAAAGTTTTAGGTGAGCTATTGAATTATGCAGATTCGAAGACGCTAACACCAACAACTAAAATGCGTCTGTCATATCAATTGCTGAATAGCATACAGACTGCACCTGAAGTTCGTCCGTGTATTAAACACTATCTAACAACACATGTCAAGTCGCAATTCATGAAAATCAATCCTACAGATTGGAAGGCAGCAATATTCTTGCCAGTTGAAGCATTTGTTGGCGCAACGAAAGAGTCTGTTTTCAGAGACACTAGGAGCAAGATTTAATGGCCACACGAGGCATAACACCCAGCACAGTTCCACAAATTGGAGCATCGCTGAATACTTTAGAGAAATTTCGTGCTGAAACTCGCAAAAGAGATTTCGCAAGATCACATAGATTTGAAGTGCAGATATATCCGCCTCAAAATCTAAAGGGTGAAGACGGTATAAAGGATGTTACCAAGGGTCAACAGATGGCTACGCATAAAACATCCGCTGGTAGATCGGATCGCCATTTATCTCTGTTCGTAGAAGATGCCATGATTCCGGGTCTTCTATTAGGAACAAAGCCATTTAGAGCGAACAACTTAAACGAACAACGAGCCACTGCAATCGACTTCGGTGGGGACTCATTGACATTAACATTTTTAGTCGATTCATCTTGGACTGCAAAAGACTTTTTTGGCGACTGGATGAGAGGCATTGTTAATAAACAAACTAGAGAGATTGCTTTTCCAAAGAACTATTATGGGGGAATGACGATCACCGCTCTCGACAATCAAGACCAAGTTGTTGCTAAGTGGGAATTAGAAGACGTATTTCCTAGATCGGTTGCTCCTATACAAATGTCATCTGGAAATACACAAGTAGTAAGAATGCCAGTAACATTTACATATAAGAGATGGTTTGTAGTTTGGCCATATCAAAGATAATGAAGGATTGATTTATGTCATTACCCGTTATGAATACCCCCACATTTAAGATTCATATTCACTCGTTGAATAAAGATGTGGAATTTCGTCCGTTTTTAGTGAAAGAAGAAAAGATTTTAATTCTCGCGCAAGAGTCTGGCGAAATTAATGAGATGATCAAAGCAATGCAAGATATCGTAACATCATGCGCGAATGGTGTTATTAATGGTAGAGATTTGCCGTTCTTTGATCTACAGTATGCATTTATTCAATTACGTTCGCAGTCCATAGGAAGCATCACAGATTTTCTGTTGATTTGTGGAGAATGCGGACATAAAACTGAAACTGAATTGGATCTGAATACACTAACTATTGATTTCCCAGAAGGTCATACTAATAAGATTATGTTGTCGGATTCTGTTGGTGTTATCATGAAATATCCAACAGCGGATATTTTAGCAGACGATACTACGCCAGCATTTGATCTAGTTGTGTCATGCATCGATAAAATTTTTGATGCTGAAGAAGTTTACGATGCACAAGAAGAAGGGTTAGAAGAAGTCGAAAAATTTGTCAACAGTCTTTCGACGCTACAATTTGAAAAAATTGTAGAGTTCTTCTCCACTTCTCCTCGTTTAGAGAAGACGATGGAATATACATGTGTTAAGTGTGGAACAGATAACGTAGTATTAATTGATGGTGTAGAAAATTTTTTCGAGTAACCCTTTCTCATGATAATTTGATGAATCATTATAAGACAAATTTTATTTTAATGCAAGAACACAAATACAGTTTGTCAGAACTTGAAAATATGATTCCATGGGAAAGGGAAGTTTACATAGGTTTGTTGATGACGCATTTGAAGAAAAAAGCAGAACAAAATCAACAGGATTATTAATAAATGGCAAGTAATTTAGATAGATTGTCTCAGTCTCTACAAAACACTATCTCGGCATCCAACGATTCTATGTCAGAACGTTTGGATAAAGCGAACAATCGTCTAGATGAAATGGTAGACCTTCAAGAAGACATTAAGGGTCTTCTTGGTAAAAACGGCGGCGGCAAAGGTAAGGAAGAGCAACTACAACGAGTAAAAGGTGCAACTGGAAAGTCTTCGATAACTAGAGTATCGGGAGAAAATGCAACCGCTATTCTCAAAACCGCAACAGAAAATCTTGCTAATGATCTTGAAAAGTTTACTAAAGAAGAGCATGATATGCTCACCGATATTGTTAAAAAGATCGGGGAGTTGACTGAAAAGAATATTGAAGAATATAATAAAAAATCAAAAGAACTTATTGACGAGCTAAAGAAGGGCCAAGCCCTGGCCGAGAAATCTGGTAATAAAGAGCTACAGAAAAGATTACAAGATACTGAGGGTCAAACCAGAGAACAATTATATAAAGCAAATAAAATGGATCTTCGCGGAAGCAAAGATACATTTACAAATAGATTTGCACAGACATTTGGTATAAAGAACGAAAAAGGCACACATGAATTTAGTGATGCCAAGATGGGCTTCAAGGAAAAAACTAAGGCATTTGGCACAGCACTAAAGGTTGGTGCTAAAGAATTTGGTGGCGGATTCAAGAAAGGCCTTAAGTATGGTGCTAAGGATAGCATACGAGAAAAACTGTTTATGTCCAACACGGATAGAACTAGACAGTTTGAAAAAGATAACAATCTATCAAAGCATGTTCTTGGTTTCAATGAGCTGGATGAAAAAGATAAGCAAACACTGGCTAGCAGAGGAGTTGCTCCTAAGTCAGATAAAGATATTGCATATCGCAAAGATGGTAAGGTTCAATCAAAAGCAGATATCAATGCAGAATTAGCAAAAGACCATGAAGAAAAAACTGCCGCTACTGCGATTATACCAGAGCCTCAATCGAAGCCAGAAAAAGTAGCAGCAGAAATTGAAAAAACATCTGATACTGGTGCAAGTGCTAGTTCGATACAAGAAGAAGCGGCAGGATTAAGTCAAGATCCTGTTGTGGCAGCCCTAGATGAACAAACTAAAAAGTTAGATGAAATCTCTGATACGCTATCACAAGCAAATAAACTTTTTGAAGCTATACAGTCCACAATCGAAAAAATCGCAGAATCTTCTGGTGAGGTAGGAGGTGCTGGCGGCGGATCAGATAGTGGCGGCGGAAGCATTCTTGATAATGTTACGGATATTGCAGATGATCTAACCGGAAGCGGTGGCAATTCCAAGAAGAAGACAAGATCGGAAAGAGCAAGAAGTCAGCCTAGAGATGCTAAAGGTAGATTTGTAAAACGAGGATCACCAGACGCTGTTAGACCCCGTGGCAGAATGGGCGGAAAAGGTAAAGGTCTTGTAGGTTTAGGACTTGGACTACTCGGTGCGGTTGGTATCGGTAGTGCAATGAGCGGCGACGATGAAGATACTGGCGGTGCAGTAGACACCGCCGCTAATACTGCAATGACGGCAACAGATTTGATGGACGCTGCTGGTGGAAGCAAGACAGAAGCAAAAGTTGCAGAGAAAACCGAGGCAAAAGCGGTAGAAAAGGCTGGTGCCAAAGGAGCTGAAAAAGTAGCAGCAAAGGGCGCGGGCAAACTTGTTGCGAAAGAAGGCGCGAAAGTTGGCGCGAAAGCATTAGGCAAATCACTGTTGAAGAAAATACCTGGTGTAGGTCTTGTTGCTGGTCTTGGATTTGGCGCACAACGCTTGATGAGCGGTGACTGGAAGGGCGCTCTAGGCGAAGTTGCATCTGGTGCCGCATCTACCATTCCCGGTATTGGTACTGCGGCTTCTGTTGCAATCGATGCTGGTCTAGCAGCTAGAGATATGGGCGCATTTGGTGGTGTACCGGGTGAAGGTGGCGGAGAAGGCGGTGGAGAAGGTGGCGGCGGTGGCCCTGCGCCAGCTGCATCGGGCGCTCCGGCACCTAAACCAGTAAAACCAGTAGAAGGTAAATCTGGCGGGATATTCAGTAAGGTCGGCGGATTTATTAAGAAAAATCCTTTAATGGCAGCCGCCGGATTAGGTGGAGTTGGTCTTGCTGCGGTAGGTGCCAAAAAGGCATGGGATTATTTTTCAGGTGGCAGTGAAGAAGCGACAGTTCAATCTGGTCAAAATCCAGACAGCGGAATTCTAGAAAAAGGCTCAGAACAAGCTAGAGATAAAATGAACGTTAACGTTCCCCCTCCCACTGTGATACAGGCACCTGGCCAACCTGCCCCATCAACATCTGAAGGTTCAGGACCAAAAATGCGCGGATATGTAAGAGATGATGAAAGTAGTTGGATGAGATTTGCTCTAAAACGAGCAATGGCATAAAAAAGGGGCGCATTTAGCGCCCCTTTCTCTTTTAGTCATCCGCAAGACTTGCGAAGTAACTCATATTATCATCGGCATCATCGTCATTCCAAGGCGGAGTATCATCTGCCGCCTTAGCAGCCGACTTCATCTTGGTTTCAACGAACAGTTCATCTTCTGCATCCAGAGGCGAAACCTTTTCGGCAGTAGGAACGCGAGTACCTGAACCTAGAACAGTATTCAGCTTGGCCTTGAGTTCGTCATACGACTTGAAGTTTGACGGATCAAGGAATGCAGCGAGTGAATGTGCCTGCTTCCAAACACGTTCGAGTTCTGCATCATCATCCGAGAGGGCAGACGGACCATCAAATTCCGACTTATCGTAGTTACGATAACCTTCAACCTGACGAATACGGAGCTTGAAGTTAGCACCTTCCCAGAGGTCAAACGGATTGACAGGCTTTTCGTCTTCAAACGTAGGCTGCATCACATCCTTAACCTTGTCGAAAATCTTCTTACCATACTTGTAGAGGAAGACCTTACCTTCGTTCTCAGGATTTGCAGGGTCACGAATGACCAGAACATTAGAGATATACGAGAGACGGCGCTTCTGCTTACGAGCGATTTCCTTGTTGGCTTCGATACCCGAATTCCAGAGTTCCGAATTCAGTTCACCAACAGGATCCGGCTTGTTAATAGTAGTAAGCGAGTTTTCGATATACCACTTGCCAGTGGGACCCTGAAAGCCGTGATCGAAGACACGGACCCAAGGAAGTTCTTCACCCGAAGGTGCAGGAAGGAAGCGAAGAACAGCCTGACCATTGCCAGCCTTGTCAACACTAGGCTTCCAGAAGCGATCATCATCGCCGCGCTTTTCATTTGAGGGATTTGCAATCTTTTCGACTTCCTTCATGAGCGAGTCGAAGTTGCCACGGTTCTTACGGAGTTCCGATAGAGAATTAAAAGACATATGTATATTCCTTATATTGCGTTGTATGTTTAATATTTGCGTTGTGTATCATAATCATCGTAATCGTCATCCTCATAATCACGATTACTAGTGTATTTATACACGTTTTTGCGATGCTTGTTAGATTTATCAAGACCTTTACGAACTTCTTTCACACGAGGTTCATAATCATAGTCTCTACGTCTAGACTTGCTCATTTTAGAAGACCACTTGGCCTTTCTCCTTGTACCATAGTTGAGAGAATTTGTCTTTATCAAACTTGACAAAAACACGATACTTTGTTATCAAACGGGACACATCTTTCCATATAAAATCGTTTTCTAACATAGCTTTATTACTATACACAAAGTCGAATAATTTGTCAAGAATAACTAGAGTTTCCAGACTAATTTTTTTACCCAGGTATAGTTTTAGAGCAAGAGGATGCTGACCATCACTAATAAGAGGATCAACATTTGCTTTCTCTGCTTCTAAAATGAGAGTGGCGATATCTTGCGTGAACAGATACGTCAAACGTTCTTTACGTGCTTTCCAGTCACGATACACGCCATCACTTTCGGCATCAAAAACGCCATTATGCCCATTCACAAAATTGGCAACGAAATAATCTACCATCTCAGCAAAACTATATCGCTTGGCCAATTTACGAAATAGCAAAACATCTTTGCGCTTTAGAAACGTCTCGCGTTTGCATTTGACGCCAGTTTTTGTTTTAGTGATATCGTAATCGTCGGAAGTAAAATGAAGTTTGAGTGACATATAGACACGATAAACTTCGAAAGAATCCATTAGAGAGGGAGCTTTCCGTCCTTACGTTTCAACATATTGAGTTCTTCGGCTTCTGCACGAATCTTTTCCTTGAGTGAAGTTGTCAGGAGAACAGAAACAGATTCCATTTCAATATCATTCTTCACACAATAATCGACTAGTAGATCCATGCATTTAAGACCCGTCTGACTAGCCTGCTTTTCAATAAATTGAGAAAATTCTGTTGAAGTTTTAAACTTCTTCGTAATCAGAAATTCGTTACTGATTTCATCTGCCACTAGAAAATCCTCGACCATAAAATTTAGTTTCACCTTCATATGATTTATCAAAAAGATACCAACAAGCATTGTCCTTGCCAGTAAACTTACTATCTTCAATCCACTTTACTCTGCCGATGGCTACAATCTTTTTACAATATTGTAGATACGGCACAGCTTGTTTCGTATGCATCCAGTCAGCATCAAATAAAAGCCAAGTGGGGCAAATACTAGCAAAGCGATCAATTAACGGATGAAGTATCCATCTAGACCACGGCGGATTAGTTATAATATACTCTGTATTACGGGGGATGTCAACAGTTAATGCGTCATTTTTTTCAACGCTTGGATCCTTGGGATCGATATCTGATAAAAGTGTGGCGATGGCACAACTGTCGGTAAGAACATCTAAATGTCTCGCCAGTCGGCCATCGCCAGCACACGGTTCTGCATATGTAAATCCAATATTAAGAAACGGCAAGAGAGGCTTTACTGCATCCAACGGAGTCGGATAAAAGTCATTCTTACGATGTTCAAAGTTGCTTCTCTTGCCCATTTCTCAAGCACCTGCATAAAATATGTGATCACCAATTTTAGTTACTCTACGAAGATTCCAACCCGGGTTAACGTAGTCGGCATGGTAGAATAAAACATTTTTTCCTAATACGCCATGATTGGCTCCCGCGAATAGCACTTTTTCAGCCACATGTTTGGCTTCTGCATATTGCTCAGGGTTAGGAACGTATTTCCTCATGCAAGTCCATGAGAACTGGCATGTGCCTCCTGTTCGTTGATATACAACAGAACAGATTGACTTAGGAAACTTCGGACTATTTACTCGGTTGATTGTGACCGCAGCGACCGCCAATTTACCTCTAGTTGACTGATTACCAGCCTCATAGTAAATGTTATCTGCTAGGCACTTCAACTCTCTATTATTTGCCAGACGAATATTTTGTGTCTGAATTCTTTTTTGTGTTATTTGTTGTTGTTGTTCTTGGGCATCTTCTTTGATGTCCTGGATTACTTCTCCAACGCCGAGGGAATATTCCCTTGCTTCTCTTTCGATGGCATTTTCAGCATATGAATTGATTCCATATAACGTATAACTTAATACTGTGAAAATCGAAAGAAACTTGAAGAACTTCTTGTTTAAGGAAGTCATCTTATTTCCAATAGTTGTTAAACTTGAGAGGGTATTATCCAGTGACTCCCCACACTGGTTTGCCCGAAGACAAAAAATGACCCACTGCGCTAGACGTTTTCAGTTTCGCACAGTG